TCAAGCAAGCAAATCCGGGCTTCCCTGCTTCGACCGGGAAGCCCAACCCCCCTCTGTGACAATTGCATCGTATTTGGCCCACACCTCCTGCCCCTTACCAGCCATAGTTTTATTTTATCTTCTAAATCGAACAAATTTTCTAATAATGCTTGCATTGGATCCGCCTTCGGTGGTATGATAGAGACAGAACCTGAAGGGAGGCGGAACGGGTGTATCTGGCGATCGATCTGAAATCCTTTTATGCGTCGGTGGAATGTGCGGCGCGGGGGCTTGACCCGTTGAAAACAAATCTCGTTGTGGCGGACGCGGCGCGGACGGAGAAAACGATCTGCCTGGCCGTCTCGCCGTCCTTAAAGGCGTATGGCATCGCGGGCCGGGCGCGGCTGTTCGAGGTGGTGCAGCGCGTCGAACAGGTAAACGCCATGCGGCGGCAGCATGCGCCGGGCCGACAGCTGCGCGGCCAGAGCGAAAACGCGGACACGCTTGCCGCGCACCCGGAGCTGGCGCTCTCCTTCATCACCGCGCCGCCGCAGATGGCGAACTATATACGTGTCTCCACGCAGATCTATCAGATCTACCTCAAATATTTCGCGCCGGAGGACATTCACGTCTATTCCATCGACGAGGTCTTCATCGACGCATCGCCGTATCTGCGCACCTACGGCCAGACGCCGCAGGAGCTGGCGCGGACGGTCATTCTGGACGTGCTGCGCACGACCGGCATCACCGCGACCGCCGGGATCGGCACGAATCTGTATCTGACGAAGGTCGCCATGGATATCGGGGCCAAGCACGTGGCGCCGGATGAAAGCGGCGTGCGCATTGCCTGCCTCACCGAGCGCAGCTACCGCGAAACGCTCTGGACGCACCGGCCGCTGACGGATTTCTGGCGCGTCGGACGCGGGATCGCGAAAAAGCTTGAGGAAAAGGGCCTGTTCACGATGGGCGATATCGCCCGCTGTTCGCTCGGCAGGCCGGATGAATTTTACAACGAGGAGCTGCTGTACCGGATGTTCGGTGTGAACGCGGAGCTGCTGATCGACCACGCATGGGGCTGCGAGCCGTGCACGCTTGCGGACATCAAGGCCTACCGGCCCCAGACGCACAGCGTCAGCTCCGGTCAGGTGCTGCAATGCCCGTATCCGTTTGAAAAGGCGCGGCTCGTCGCGCGGGAGATGGCGGACGCGCTGGCGCTGGAGCTGGCCCGGAAGGGGCTTGTGACCGATCAGATGGTCCTGACCGTCGGCTATGACCGTGAAAGCTTGACAGACCCGTCCTGTCCGCCGTATCACGGCCCAGTCACAGTCGACCATTACGGGCGGCGCGTCCCGAAAGCCGCGCACGGGTCAGAAACGCTCCGGGCGCCGACCGCCTCCTCCAGAGAGCTCCTGCAGGCGCTGACGGTGCTGTTTGACCGGATCGTGGACCGCGGGCTGCTCGTGCGCCGGATGTATGTCGTCGCGAACCATGTGCAGCGGGAGCGGGACGTGCAGGCCGAGCCGGAATACGTTCAGCTCGATCTGTTTGCCGACGAAGCGGCGCTCACGGCTCGGCGCGAGGAACAGTCCGCGCGTGCGCGCGAACGGCGGATGCAGGACGCCGTGCTGGCCATCCGCGAAAAATACGGCAAAAACGCCATCCTGAAGGCCATGAGTCTCCGCGACGGCGCAACTGCCCGCCAGAGAAATGAGCAGATCGGCGGACATAAGGCGTGAAAAGCGTCTGCAGGCGAAATGCAGCGCAGACAGAAAATCCCCGTGCCGCAGTGCTGCGGCACGGGGCATTTTCATAGGGGCTGGGATTTACTTCTTGACGAAGGACAGGCAGTCCGTGCACTGATCAACCGTCGGATCGGCTTCATGCGGCCCACGTAATTGTAGACCTGAAAGGGAAGGCGGCAAATCAATCAGTGAGGGGGTAAAGGGTTAGGCACATATCGCTGCCTGCTTTGGAATAGGATTTTGAACGCTTATGGTAAAGAACTTTCTGCAGGACAGTTTTGAGCAGATCGTTTTTATCCTGCGGAGTCGCTGCAAGGGGGTACGCTTCGAGCACATGGCGAACAGCGGGGGCGAGACGGGCGCGTGCTTGCTTGGCACGCGTGATTTCGTCCTGCGCGCGCTGGTTCTCTTCGATGCGGGAAACAATCACTTGTTTATCTGCGGCCAGCGCCTGAGATCGCTGAAGAAAGACTTCTGGGGTGTAAACGCCGGTCTCGACGAGCTCGTATGCGCGGGCTTCCTGCGCCTCCAGCTTGCTAAGCTGCTTCTGGTCAGCGTTGATGGAAGCGGAGAGCGCGTCTAGCAGTGAATGGTCGTCGTTGGTGTCAGCCTCGCCGACCTCAAGCTCACGCAGCCAATCACGCAGAGCATCAAGCAAAGCCTCTTCAACCTCGCTATACCATGAGCTGACAGTGGGGCAGCCCTGCGTTGGGCACATGAATGACGGACGCCGATCACCAGAAGACGCTCTGCGAACCATGACGCGCCCGCACTGGTCGCAGCGAACAAGCCCGGCAAGGCTGGTAACGGTCTTCCATGCGCCCTTGCCGCGCGGAGCAACAACTGAATAACTCAGCGAAACGGCCTTATCGTACTGCGCCTGTGAGATCAGCGCATCGTGCAAGCCTTTATAGAGTTTCAAATCCTCCTGCCGGGTGCGCGGGCGGCTGACGACAACAGAGCCGTCAACGATACGCTTTGTCTCCGGCCTGCCGCCGGATTTGATCCATCCGGCATTTGCCGGGTTACGAAGCAATTCCAGAATAGCGGAGGTTGTCCATGAGTTGCCGGAATTCGTCTTGACGCCGAGAGTATTCAGCCGCGAAGCAATGGCGTAAGAACCGATGCGCGCGCAGCCCTCGCCGGTATACCAATCATAAATCTGCCGGAGGATCGGGGCCTGGTCCGGGTGCGGGATGAGTTTATAGCCCTTGTCGTTTGGCAGCTTCTCCCGAAGCCAGCCAAATGGCGTTTTCCCGGAGATCCATTTACCCTCGCGCAAAGAAGCCTCTTTCCCGCGCGACAGGCGGCGTTTGATGGTGTTGTATTCCCGCCGGGACATGAACAAACCGAACTCGAAGTATTCCTCGTCCATTTCGTTGTTTGGGTCATAGACTTTGTTCGGGGTAACGATCTTTGTATTGGAATACTTGAAAGTCTGCGCAATAATGCCCTGGTCGATGGTGTCGCCGCGCGCCAGACGCTCGACCTCCATAACGAGGACACCCGTATAGCTGCCGGTTTCGACAAGCTGCAAGACCTTCTGCACCTCCGGACGGACGGCGATAGAATCACCCGTCACGACTTCCTCGCAGATCTCCACGACGTTCAGGCCGTTGTTTTCGGCCAGAGACAAGAGCGTGGCCCGGTGGCGCTTGAGCGTGTCGGTCTGCCCGAGCGCTTCGGCCTCCATATCCTTGCGGGATTTGCGCAGATAGACAATATACTGCGCGAGCGGATCTGAAATCCGCCATGTTGATGTACATTTCATACCAAGATTCTCACCCTTGCATAAAAAGGTTATACATATACCGCTCCGGCTTATCGGGCCGGGGCGGTGTTTATTTGGTCACTTGGACAGGAAAGGGTTTCCACAGGAGCGCAGACCGTCGATGTGCTCAAATAGATCGTCCTTTACAGATTGTTCGAGCGGGTCGAGAACGACATCGACGCCTTCACGCCGGGCGAGTTTGGAGGCAGGGACAAAATCACTGTCACCGGCGATCAGGACGATCTGGTCGACCTGATGCTTAAAGGAAAGGGAAGCCATGTCAATGCCGATTTTCATATCCACGCCTTTTTGACGGATGGAAAGCTCAAAGTCCTGCGGCGTGAATTCGGAGGGCGAAATAGTACCGGCGCAAAGTTTTTTGACGGTATCATAGCGGAGCGAATAAACCGTATTGCTGTCGTCCAGCTTGCCGAGACGAAGCGCGAATTTCCGCTTTGTCTTCAGACAAGCGAGGAATTCGCACATCCAGGCATATTCCGGGGTTGCAGCGAGATTTATGGTATGCTTGTAAAGCGGATGATAAACCTGCTTGTTTACCGGAGGGCAGTCATAGTAAAAGATGCGGTATAGGTCGTGACGGATATTGTGCTCACGAAGATGCCGCTTGCAGTATGTAGCCAAAGCGTCAGCAGTGACTTCAGGCGAGTGCTCGCCCCAAAGGAATTTAGAGCGCTTGCGGAAGAATCCGCCGTCAACGAGAATCGCAGTTTTAGACATGATGTCCCTCCATTAACGATCAAAAGCCCTTGGATCTGGCGCTCCCCTGATCGTGGGGGGTCAATTCCAAAGGCTTGATTCGCAGCTTTCGCTGTGTCTATAGTATATGCCGCAGCGGACAAAATGTAAACCCGGAATGTTGCACGAAAAAATGCACAAAAATTTGAGAAATCTACAGAATTTACAACACTTCCGGAGTGGGAAAACCGTTCCGGAAGTGTTTGTGAGAACAAAAGAACGCATCAAACGTAATAGGGATTCGGCTTAAAAAGAATAGCGATCAAATCAATCAGCCAGCCAATGCCGAACAGGCCGACAGTGAAGATGTACAAGATTCCCATGCCGACCCTACCTTCATAGAATTTATGCGCTCCGATAAAGCCGAGGAACAGACAGAGGAAAAATGCTGTCCATTTGTTTTTCATCCGTCCGCCAGCGTTATTGTTGATATTCCTGTTCACGTTGGTATTTGTATTTGTGTTGTTAACTACAACGGTAGGCTGTTCTGCCTTTAGCTCCTCAACCTGCTTGCCGCACTTCGGACAAATTATGCAATCCTTATCGATGATCTCGCCGCAGTGCTTACAGAACTTCTGGTTTTCTGTGGGGATTCTCTTTTCTTCAAAGTCCATCATGAACGCTCCCTTCATATTGATACATGAAAATTCTACCACGCAGCAGGAGCGGGTTCAATCCGCAATATTCCACAAATTTCAACGCCAAAAACCGACAAAAAGCACCGAGGCGGTTATCCGTCCTCGGTGCTTTTTGCTGAATCGCTCTTTTGCAGCTCGTCGATAAAGCGCTCAATCTTGCCCCAGTCCTCCGGCGGAAGAGCCATGAGCAGCGTGACGAACCGCTTGCGGAAGGAATCGTCCACGTCAGACATGATGTTCGCGACCAGCAGGCCAAGCTCTTCGTTCGCGCTGCGCTTCACGTACATTTCCCCTTCGCCGTCTTCGAGCCAGGCAAGGGAAACGCCGAATTCCCGGGCAATATCCGCAATGGTACGGTCGCTGGGTGTACGGTCGCCCTTCTCAATCATCCATATATAGTTTTGAGATAAGTTTATTTTTGCACCAAACTCGGCCTGAGAAAGATGCAAATCGTTCCGAAGTTGGCGTATGCGCTCGTTCATAATATCACCTCCACGGCGATATCATACAACAGGAATCTAACTGTGTCAATAAAAAAATGAAATAATGCGAGGAAAAATATTGACAAAGACTAACTTAGGTGTTATGCTATACTCACAAGTTAGATGAAAGGGGGGAGCAAAATGCCGGAAGAACAGAAGCGGCAGGCGGAGAAGATTTCCGCTGAAATGAACAAGCTGACGCCAGAGGCGCGCGAAAAGGTGCTGATCTTCGTGCAGGGCATGACGGCCATGCTGGACACGCCGAAGACGACGAAGAAGGAGGCCGTCTGATGGTACTCGACGACGACCTGCGGCAGAAACTCGAAGAGCAGCTGGAACTGCTGGCCGAGCGAAGCCGGAAGCAGGAAACCACAAACGAGGATCTCGCAAAGCTGACGGAGCAGATGGTCTGCATCGTGAGCTTGCTGGAATCGGAACCTTGATTCTGCGTAATATTTCCAATTCAGGAAAAGCTAAAGCCGGAAGGAGGCTGAAATCATGCCGAAGCACTATGATCCCATTGCGGAGGAAGAACCGCATATCGTGGCGGAATACCACTTGAAAAACTGCACGGCTCTGATCGCAGACAACTATCTGCGCCGCCTGACGCCGGAGCAGAAGGAAGCCAACCGGCAGGCGGCCCGCCGTGTTGCATGGCGGATCCTTGAGAATGCCGCCGCCGAAGGCCGCCTGCCGGCCGCCAGTAACTAAACGCGCCGGATGGCGCGTACATAAAAAGGAGGACTTACCATGAATTACATCAATAACCCGTTAAACATGTGCTGCTGCGGTTTCACCGAAATGGATAATATCCGCGTGGAGCGCAGAACCGTGCTTGTCGACGCGGTGAGCAACAAGGTCTGTGAGCTCGGAGACGTAACGCTTGGCCACACCTACGACTGCGAAGAGCGCTGGGCGCTGGTCAAGAGCTACACGGTCATTGCGTATTACCCCACGAAGAACGCCGCGCGGACTGCGTACAACAGCCTTGTGTCCGAGCTTGCGATCAAAGATCGCGTGCTTTCGGTTTAGGAGGCGAGGACATGAGAAAAGCCAAAACCACCACCACCGTCGCATCCCTGGTTGCGGCGGCTCTGCTGGCGCTGCTGATCACGGCGCTGCTGACCGGCTGCTCGGAGGCAGACAAGGTCAATGCCAACATCAGCAAGCAGGCGGATTATTTCGAATCCGAGCGCCGGATCACCGTATACAACGCCCGGACAGACAAGATCATCCTCGAGACCGAGGGTTACATGAGCATTTCTAATAACGGAAGCAGTGAGCTGGTCGTGACCTGCAAGGTCGGCCCCGGCGAGTACAAGAAGAATTACATATACTTGAACGACTACACTCTCTACGTGGTAGAGGACATTTCCGGGACGCACACAGACCCGTACCACTACAAGATGTACTTCCACACGGAATTCCCGGTCGATGTTGAGGTAAGGCCATGAGGATCAAGGAGCTTTTGAGCCTTTTCCGCCTGACGTGCGACGTGCGGGAGGCGGGAGGCTGACCCATGGGGAAGGAAAAGACCTACACCCTCACATTGAGCGGGCAGGAGCTGCATGATCTGATCGAGGCGGCGCTGGTGTGCGAGTGCCAGACGGCGCAGATCATCGGCGGGCTGAAGCGAAAGGGGCTGGACCTGGACGCGCAGAAGCTCGTTACACAAAATGCCCGGCTGGCGCAGATCGTCAGGCGGATGCAGGAGACGAAGGAGAGACGGACATGATTAAGCTGATTGTAGAGGACTACTGCCAAGAATGCCCATGGTTTGAGCCGGAAACGATAAAATCTATTGATATGCGGCCGACCAAGGGAAGAACGCTCGGAACGGCGCAAACGGAGGTTGTATGCAAAATACGAGAACGGTGTGCGCTCTTGGCGGGGGTAATCAGTGAGGGAATTAAGGAGGAAAGGAAATGAACACCAATCTTGCAGAGCGGCGGATCGGGTATGAGCCGCCGCGGGAAGTCGAGAAAGAGAGCCCGGAAGAGCGCAGGGCGCGGATCATGGCGATCTACCAGTGGCACAAGGCCATGCGGCGGCTGGCGAAGGTGGGCTGCATCTGGCTATCTGGCGTGGGCTTCGCGCTGTGCATCATCGCGGGCTGCGCCCACGCGGCGGAGATCGCCGCCGTCCTCGGCGGCGTGTCGCTCACGACGTTTTTCACAGGTGTATGCCTGTGGGACTGACGCAAAAGAAGATCCCGGTCAACTTCCGCCCTGACCAGCTGGCGGACGTGATCGAGGCGGTCAACGCCTACGCGGACGATCTCAAAAATGATCGGGCGCTCCTGTGCGAGATGCCGCGCATCGACCACGAAACAACGGACGCGCTGCTGGCGCAGGAGACGCGGCTGCAAAAGCTGGCGTACTGGCTCCTGTGCGTGCAGGATGAAGCGCCATGACGGCGCAGATCTACGCGCCGCGTATGCGGCAGATCCCGCCACCGTGCGCGAAGGACTGCCCCGGCCGGGAGCCGGGATGCAGCGCACGCTGCTGCAGCTGGACGCTCTATGAGAGCATCCGGAACCACATCTACGAAATCAACAACCGGGACAAGATCAGTCTGGAACCGGACATAGCCGCCATCCGGCAGATCGAGAGGGCGGCAAATAAAGACAGGAGGGGCAAAAGCTATGCGGCAAAATAGTATCAGCTATCCGGGCGAGCGGCCCGCGAGGCGCGCGGATATCGTCGAGCAGCCGGGATATACCGGCAAGCATTATTTCGTGGTGAATTACGCGGGGCGCCAGCTGACGGTACACGCCGCGGACGAAACGGCGGCCATGTTCTGGGCGGCCAAGCGCTGGGGCTACAGCTTCAAGCGGCCGGAATACCACCAGACGGCCAGCGTGGCCAAGCTCGGCTATCAGCCGGACAACAGGCCGGGGGCGCTGGTATGAGGTTTGTGTGTGACGCCGGCCAGGATATCACCAATATCGAGGCCGACCGGATGGAGATCCAGGGCGAAAAGCTGATGGTGTACAGCCGCGGCGCCATGCTGGAATGGGCGTGGTGCCAGCACGTTGGGAAACAGACCTGTTTCGACCTGGTGGCGTTTGGAGGTGCAAAAGCGGAATGAAATGGCATATTGCAAGTGTCAGCTGGGGCAAGGACAGCCTGGCCATGCTCCTAATGCTGATTGCCAAGGGCTACCCGCTGAATGAGGTGGTTTTCTACGATACTGGAATGGAGTTTGAGGCGATTTACCACACACGGGATCAAATGTTACCCCGCCTGGAGCAGCTGGGGATCAAGTACACCAGACTGGAGCCGGAAAACCCGTTCCTGTTTGATATGCTGGAAAGGCCGGTTTGCAGTAAGCAGAAAGGCACACACCAAGGTTATGGCTGGTGTGGCGGCCTCTGCCGCTGGGGAACCACGGGGAAGCTGAAAGCCATAGACAGGTACGCGGAGGCGCGGGACGCTATGGTTTACGTTGGCATAGCTGCCGACGAAACGCCGCGACTGGAAAAAGAACGGAAGCCGTATAAACTGCACCCGCTGGCGGAGTGGGGCATGCCGGAAGCCGACGCCATGGCATATTGCTATGAAAACGGGTTTTCGTGGCTGGAGGGCACGATCCGCCTTTATGACGTGCTGGACCGTGTTTCGTGCTGGTGCTGCTGCAACAAGAACCTGCGGGAACTGCGGAATATGTGTATTTACCTGCCGGAATACTGGGAGCGCCTGAAAGACCTGCAACGGAAAATAGACAGGCCAATGAAAGGCTATTACAAAGGCAAGCCGCGCGGCGTGTTTGAACTGGAACAACGGTTCCGCGCAGAATTGGAACAGGAGGCACAGCATGAGTAAAGCTGTTTTGATCAGCATTCGCCCGGAGTGGTGTGAGAAGATCATCAACGGGCAGAAAACTATCGAGGTGCGCAAGACGCGCCCGAAACTCATTCCGCAGTTTAAGTGCTACATCTACTGCACGGCAGGCAGGCCAGATCTGAACATCCCAATTTCTCAGGAGCGGCTTATGCGTGATTATCTGGAGACTGGTTCGATGAAATCGCTGAACTGCCCACTTGGAAACGGGAAGGTTATCGGAGAATTTACCTGCAACAGGGTAACGAACCTTTTTTCAAACAGCAGGTTTTGGCTGGACGAGGATGATGTTTTACACACGTGTTTGTCTGCTGCGGAAATGCGAAAATACGCAAATGGCGCGCGTGGGTTATACGGCTGGCACATCTCAGATTTGCGCGTTTACGATCACCCGCGCGATCTGTGGGAGTTTACCGGCCTGCGGCAGACAAAATACGGCCTTGCACCCGGGCCGATCACCCGCCCGCCGCAGAGCTGGCGGTATGTGGAGGAAGAAACGTGGAACGATTGACAAGTCCTAATATCAACGTAGACCCGGATACCGACCGATTTCTGCACGCCGCGATCGGCGGCAAGGAAATCGACTGGAAGCAGAACCGGGACAGCACGCTCAACGTGCTGCTCAACGGCCCAACGAGCAACGGCTTTAGCAAGGATATTTTCCGCAAGATGGCCCGCGATCTGTACGGACGGCTGAAAGCCTACGAGGACATTGCCGAGCTGTGCGGCGGGTTTGACCGCCTCCGCGAGATTGCCGAGGCCGACAAGGACGGGCGCGTGGTAGTGCTGCCGTGCAAGGTGGGAGATACAGTGTGGATTGTAGGCGCTGTGAGAAAATTGTATAGCGCAAAAGTTCGGACATTCTTCTGCGGGCATACATCCGCAGTGCGCGGGGACGATTACGATGGACATATACACATGATTCGCACAACAGAGTGCGACATCCCGATGCAAAAATTTGGAAAAACCGTATTTCTGTCGCGCGAGGAGGCCGAGAAGGCTTTGCAGGAAATGGAGGGAAAGGCATGAGCAACCAGGGAGTAATCCGTGGGACAATTGATGGACAGGAAAAGTATTGCAGAATCCCAATCCGTAGCCGCTTGTATGAATCCGTGATGGAAGATAATACGACGGAGCTTTCCTCGGAGGCGATTCTCGCCATGCCGCATGACAAGGCGGCTGCGGTGATTGATGCAATTATGGCGGACTGGCTCTACTGGCTCAAGAGAGCCGGGGAGTTGTGGGTACTGACGCGCAATTCCGCCGAGGAAACGGAGGGCAAGGCATGACCAGAAAACGTGCAAGAAAGATCCTCATGTCTATCGGCACAAGCCGGAACCATGCAAACTGGGGGCTGACGGCAAAGCAACGCTGGAAGACAAATGCCGGTGTGGTAGAGGATACGCTGACAATCACCCTGTACGCGAAGCTGCTGCGGAAGAAAATGGACGAGGGCAAAATAACGGAGGAATCCGCATTCCATGCGGGAGAGATGAAGGCAAGTGAACTTTGGTTGAGGGAGGTAAACCATGCCTGACGAATACATCAGCCGCGAAGCGGCGCTGAAAGATTTTGGAGCCAGCAACGCTCAAAATCCGAACTGGACACCTCAGCGTGTGAAAACGCTCCTGCTTCGTCAGCCAGCCGCAGACGTTGCGGAGGTGGTGCGGTGCAAGGACTGCAGGCACAGTAAGTATGCAGCGTGGTGCGAGGGATATGCGTGCTGCAGAACAGTTGGAGAGTATCATCACGCAGATTTTGGATGCACAGCCGGAAAACCGCGAACAAACGGAGTTACAGAATGAGCGGACTGCGGTTTGCCCGTGGGGGCGCGAAAGGAGGAAAGCTGATGCAGGATTGCTGTTTGACATGCAAGAAGTTGGAATACAGAAAGAACTACGTTTACCCGTATCGGTGCTTGCTGAATAAGGCAGAACGGTTCTCAGAGGATGAATGTCTTAGACGGGTAATGGAAGTCTATAAGTGCGACAAGTACGAGGAAGCAGATTTGGATGACTATTGTAGTCGGGGCGAGAAGAAGGGCGTGACCGAATGAGCGGACTGCGGTTTGAATCCATGGCGGACATGCCGCCGAGGATGCGGGAGCTTTATGCACGGCAGGTGCTCCCGGAGGCGCGGGCGCAGCAGAGCGCGGCCAAGTACCACAACGCGCCCGCCGAGCGGGCCGGGGTCCGGTTTGACAGCCAGAAGGAGGCGCGGCGGTATGACGAGCTGATGGTGATGCTTCGGGCTGGAATTATCTCCGATCTGCGCCTGCAGCAGCAGTTCACGCTGCAGGAATCTTATGTGACAGAGACCGGAGAGCGGATCCGCGCGGTGCGGTACACGGCGGACTTCTCGTACCGCTTTGGTGGAAAGCTCGTCGTCGAAGATGTGAAGTCAAAGCCGACGCGGACAAAGGAGTATCTGCGCAACCGAAAATTCATGCGGTCAAAATTTGGAATCGATATACAGGAGATTTAAAAATGCCGGAAGAAAAAAACGAATGCCGGACGGGAATGCCGTGCGGCCTGCCGAAAAGCGGGAACGCCTGCATGAACCGCACGACGGCCTGCTGCCTGAAATGCGGCTGGAATCCGGATGAGCAGGTGCGGCGCAGGGCGCTGCCGCTCGTCAAGGGCGAGGACGGCCTGCTGCACAAGGATATCAGCACCAAGGAATAGGCAATCAGCCGGGGAACCATATTTTATCGGACTTATGCCGCAGCCGCTCCGCCATGAGACGGCTGCGGAAGGAAACCCCGGCTTTGCACCCGGCGCACGGAAAATCCCTCAAGCTCTGTGCGCCGGGAAAGCGCGTGAGACGTGCGCAAAAACGTCATCCCACACGGGGTATCGCATAGGCCCCGTGCATCGCTTGCCTCCTTTTTATAAGCCGCCTGACGGCAGTCAAGGGCGGCTCGCCCGGAAATGCGCAGCGTTTGTCAAGCGAGCGCGGCGCGCCGGTGCGCAGACGGTGAAAGCCCGTCCTGCCTACGGGGGCCGGAATACCGGCCCCCAGACGAAAGGATGAACACCATGAAGCAGGAATTAGTCAAGCTGATCTGCCCGCAGTGCGGGAAGGAATTTTGCAGGAGTCAAAGCTACCTGCGGCAATACGGTAAATATACGCCGTGCTGCTCGAAAGCCTGTAAGGGCGCAAATATAAAAGCAACCAGGGCAGCAGGGCGCATGCGGCAGGGTGAGCGCATGCGCGCCGAAAACGGCGAGCTCCGCCTGCCGCACAGCCGGGTAAACATCCGCATCACAAAGCCGGTAGAAATCTATCCGGAGCTGAGCCCGGCCGTCGGGCAGATCTACCCGGCGGAAAGATACAGCCCGCCAACAAGCACAAAGCGGTACGGCTACGTGATCGAGTCCGGCGGCAAACGCATCAATATCCGCGCCGATGAGTGCGTGGAAGTGTGAAAGGAGATCAAAATGGCAGGAATCATGGGACTGTTCGCGTCAGAACTGGATGAGTTTGTCGCGGACTACGACAATCAATTCTGGGACGCGAGTTTCCACGGCGAGACTTACCCGCCGCGGATCATCATGGAGCGCTCTACGCCGCCGCTCTACCGGGTGGAGGACGACGGCACAAAGACATTAGATCAGCAAAAAGGACTTCACCAAACTGACAAACCGCGCCGCCGCGCTGCTGGAGCTGTTCCTGCACGGCTTTATGCAGGAACGAAAGGAAATGGAGGCGGCGCAGAATGACTGACACGGGGAAACTCTATTGGTCTGCGATCAAGACGTTCGGCGTGGATCTGCAGCTCGCGGTTGCCATCGAAGAAATGGCAGAGCTGACGAAGGAACTGTGCAAGGCGCAGCGGACGATATTTGCGGCGCGGACAGATCTTGGGGATGGACGGATCGATAACCTTGATGAGATCGCCGAGGAGATTGCAGACGTGCAGATCGTGCTGGAGGAGCTGGAGCAGCTGTATGGCGCCAAGAAAAAAGTGCAGAAAATCCGGCAGCAGAAACTCGCACGGCTGGAAATGCGGATCGAGAAGGCAAGAGAGGTGCGCGGGGATAATCGTGAGCATACCGCAAATTGGGAAGCGCTGGACCCGAAAGGGGATCCATGGTATGCAAAGCTGAATGGGCCGGGGCCAGATCCCAAAGGAGCGCGAGGCGCGTGGGGGCACTGCCCGAAATGCGGGGCATCAGATTGCGAATGGGACGCTGAGACAGACGTATGCACATGCAAGGCGTGCGGATACACGAACTGACCGTTGAAACTGTGGCCGGAATCTCCGGCCACGCTTTGAGCGGGCAGAGATGGGAGGGATATCTGTGAATATTGCGTACAACGTGGACTGCATGGAGTATATGCGGACGCTGCCGGATAAGGCGTTTGATCTGGCCGTGGTAGATCCTCCGTATTTCAGCGGCCCGGAACGCCGGGGCTATTACGGCAGCAGGGTAAGCAAGATCGGCGTGCATAGAGATTACCCGATCTCCCCGGAGTGGGAAATCCCGGGCGTAGAATATTTTGATGAGCTAAACAGGGTGGCGCAGAAGATCATAGTCTGGGGCTGCAACTACTATAAATATATTTTTCCGCCCGGACGAATTGTCTGGGATAAGTGCAACGGGGAGAGCAGCTTTAGCGATTGCGAGATCGCAGCGACAAATTGCCATGATAGCGTCAGACTGATCCGGTATATGTGGAACGGAATGATGCAGGGCAAAAGCATCGCCGACGGCGCTACCCAACAGGGAGACAAGCGAAAAAACGAGAAACGGATTCACCCAACGCAAAAGCCTGTCGCGCTCTATGCGTGGATCTTCGCCCGGTATGCAAAGCCGGGAGACAAGATCATCGACACGCATCTTGGGAGCGGGAGCAGCCGGATCGCTGCATATGACGCAGGGCTGGATTTTGTGGGGTGCGAGCTCAATAAGGATTATTTTGCGGCACAAGAGGAGCGCTTCGCCGCGCATACGGCGCAGCTATCACTATTTGCATAAAAGAGGATGGAGTATGGCAAAGAGGCACAAGCGCCGGCTGTTTACAGGGGCGGTATGTACGCAGATCGTTTATACCGTGTCCAACGGTGCGGACAAAAAGACCAGCAAGCCGAGGAAGCCGCGCTTCCAGACGCAGGCGGAGCGCGATGAATTCAACAGCAAGCAATCGCTGGATCGGCTCGTTGCGCTGATGAACGCCAATTTCTCGCCCACAAGCCTGTATTCCACCCTGACATTGGATGCAGAAAACGAGGTACATACCGCAGAGGAAATGCGCAGAGTGCGCGACAACCTTGTGCGTCGAATGCAGTATCACTATCCGGAGGCCAAAATCGTTGCTTTCTACGGAAGAGGAAAAACAACCAATCGCTTCCATTTGCACCTGGTAACAGAGGGAATCCCGGAAGAAGCTATCGGCGGGCTTTGGGGGCTCGGCAGCGTGATCGAGGTTCGGCACCTGCGAAAGCACAATTATTACATAGATGAGCATGGCAATAAGGTCGACCACGGGCAGGACTACACAGCGCTTGCCAGCTACCTGCACGCGCATTGGAGAAAAGAGTTCGGCGGCCACCGGTATAAGGCGACGCGAAATTGCATTCGACCAGAGCCGGAACCTGCAACCGAGGCCGTGCGCGAGTACAGCCCCAAGCATCCGCCCGTCGCCCCGCGCGGCTATATCCTCGTCGAGGCCCGGGCGACAAAGTACGGGTATCAATATTATAAGTATGTAGTTGATCCAAAGCGGAACGAGGCCGCTTTCTTAAAACCTCGTAAATGAGTAGCATTTTAAGACGAAAGGAGCGACCAGCATGAGCCGGAAACCGACCACACATCCACGCGCAGACAGAAAGCCGGTATGCACCCGGAAAGACTGCATCTGCCATGACTGGCGTTGCGAGAATTGCTGCGCCAAGTATCGCCATATCTCCGATTGCAAGGGCGTCGAGCCGGAAAGGGACGGGGAATGCAGGACGTGAGCAGAAAGCATAGCAAAAAGAGCAGTACGCCGCCCCCACCTGGCTTCCCGGCACAGCTGCGGAAACTGCGGGAGCGCTATGGGATGTCGCCGGAGGCACTTGGGGAGTGCTGCGGCCTCTCGCGGAATATCATCCGCAGATATGAGCGGGGAGAACGCTGCCCGTCCGTTGATTCCGTGGTGAAAATAGCCGATTTCTTCGATATCTCGACAGACAGCCTGATCGGAAGACGAAGAAATTGACGGCAATCCCCCAGTTGGGGGAAAATAAGAGAAAAAACATGACAAAATATAAGCCACAGGGGCGGAGCATACCCGTCTCTGCTTTGGCATAAACAAAAACCGGCGCAAAGGAGGCGGGGAGATGGGGAAGCCGAGAAAGATCAAGAGCGTAAAGGCGATGGAGCGGGCAATAGAAGCTTATTTTGCAAGCTGCGAGGGCACACCGCGCCTCGACAAAAATGGCCAGCCCATCTACGACAAGCACGGCCAGCCGGTCGTTGTCGGAGCGAAGCCGCCGACCGTCACCGGGCTTGCGCTGGCGCTCGGCCTGTCCGGGCGTAAAGTCCTGCTGGACTATCAGGGCCGCGAGGAATATCGTGACGCGATAACGCGCGCGAAGGCACGATGCGAAGCTTATGCCGAGGAACGACTTTATGACAAAGACGGTTCGCCTGGTGCAAAGTTCAGCCTTGGATGCAATTTTGGATGGGCATCGGAGGACGAACGGCGCGGAGATCCGGCGGCGTTTGCGGCGCTGATCTCCGCGATCACGGGCGGCGGGAACGATGCGCCTTAAAAAACTTTCACAAAAGCAGAGGGAGATATTCGACTTCTGCAAGACAGACGAGACGACGCTGATCTGCGACGGTTCCGTCCGATCCGGCAAAACAACGATCATGACGCTGGCCTTTCTGGCATGGGCCATGCAGAACTACGACCGCACGAATTTCGCAATCTGCGGAAAGACCGTGCAGTCGGCAGAACGGAACATCCTCCGCCCGCTGATGGAGGTCGAAGGACTCGGAGCGGCGCTGGCGCTGTCCTACAAGGTTTCTACGCGCGTCCTGACAGTCCGCTGCGGCGCGCGGGTCAACTGGTTTTATCTCTTCGGCGGCAAAGACGAAAGCTCGTATATGCTCATCCAGGGCATTACGCTCGCGGGCGTTTTATTCGACGAGGTTGCACTGATGCCGCAGTCATTTGTGGAGCAGGCAACAGCCCGCGCGATTTCATTCGAGAACCCGAAATATTTTCTGAACTGCAACCCGGAAAGCCCAGCAAACTGGGTGTACAAAAAATACATCGAGCAGCCGCCCGCAGGCACGCGGCACATCCACTTCCTGCTGGAAGATAACCCGATCCTGACACCGCAGATGATCGAGCGGACAAAGGCGATGTATTCCGGCGTTTTTTACGACCGGTATATTCTCGGCCTCTGGAGAATCGCCGAGGGTCTGGTTTACCCGATGTTTGATCGGGCCAGAAACATCACGAGTGAGCGGGGCGGGCCGGGGCGGTACTGGATCTCATCGGACTACGGCACACAGAACCCTACCGTCTTTGCATTGTGGCGGGAATATGGCGGCAAGGCCGTCATGGAGAAAGAATATTACCACAGCGGGCGCGAGAGCGGGCGGCAGAAGACTGACGAAGAATATTATCAGGATTTAGAGGCATTCGCGGACGGATACCGCATTGAGCGTGTCGTGCTCGACCCATCGGCAGCGTCCTTTGCCGAGTGCATCCGGCGGCACGGAAAGTTTTCTGTATGGAAAGCAAACAACGCCGTGCTGGACGGCATTCGCTTCACGGGGGCCTGCATCAAAAGCGGCATAATCAAATTCCATGAGAGTTGCAAAAACGCGTTTCGGGAATTTGGCCTTTATAGCTGGGACAAAGACGCAGGAGAAGACCGCGTGATAAAAGAAAACGACCACGTGTGCGATAGTATCCGCTATTTTTGCATGACCGTTTTGAGGAGAGAAATCAAGAAATGAGCCTTTTGACAAACATTCGAGGGTGGTTCCGGAATATGCTTTTCCCGCAGGCGGTGGCCGAGCGGGAATTCGGCGTATCTCCGGCAGTCAGCCAGAAGATGGAGCAGAATATAAGCCTCTGGTACGCGATGTTTATTGGAAATCCACCCTGGCAGACGTGCGATGTCATTGCTGTCGGGCTTCCGGCGGCGATCTGCCGGGAGATCGCGCGACCGACGCTGGCCGAGCTGACGGCTAACATCACCGGCAGCGCCCGTGCGGATTATCTGAAAGACTGCTTTGAGCGGGCGGAAGAGAATTTCCACAGCGCCTTAGAGCTGGGACTTGCGCTCGGCGGTGTGGCATTTAAGCCGTATATCTACGGCGAGCAGCTGCTGGTCGACGTGACCGGCGCGGCAGCATTCCAGCCGACGAAATTTGATCCTGCAGGGCGCTGCATTGGCGGCGTCTTCCGGGATAAGCCCGCGAAGGTGGGCGGGAAATATTATATCCGCCTCGAATCGCACGAGCTGGACGGCACGACATACACGATCCGCAATAAAGCGTATTACAGCGACGCTTCCGGCACAGTCGGCGCAGAAGCGCCCCTGAACGCCGTCCCGGAATGGGCGGACATTCAGCCAGAGATCGCGATTCAGGATATGAGCGGGCCGCTCTTCGCGTACTTCCGACCGCCTGCGGCCAACACAACGGACGCAAACAGCCCCTGCGGAATGTCCGTCTACGGAGACGCGGCTACTGTGCAGCTGATCAAGCAGGCCGATGAGCAGTGGGAGCGCCTGCGCTGGGAATATCGCTCCAGCGAGCGCAAAGTCCTGATGGATGGCACGAGTTCGACTGCGGATATGTTCAACAAGCGTATGTTTGAACTGGGACCGTTCTCCCCTAGCGGCGAATTCTTTCAGTACATCGAGCCGCAGATCCGCGACGAAGCAATCTACCGAGGTTTCCAGAATACGCTTCGCCGTATCGAGTTCAACGTCGGATTGGCTTATGGAGATATTTCCGATCCGCAGACCATCGAGAAGACGGCGACGGAGATACGCAACAGTAAGCAGCGCAAATATGTGCTGATCGGCAGCATTCAAACGGCGCTTGAACATACGTTTGACAGCCTGCTCTACGCGCTCGATACATACGCGACGCTCTACAACCTTGCGCCTGCCGGGACGTACAACGCAGAATATGATTGGGGCGATTCCGTCCTGGACGATGCTGAGAAGAAAGAACAAGAGCGGGCAAACGACCGACTTGACCTCGCTGACGGAATTCTGAACCACTGGGAATACCGCGCAAAATGGTACGGCGAGGACGAAGCGACTGCAAAGGCAATGCTTCCGCGGGCGCAGGACATGGTAACTGAACAGCAACAGGAGGTAGAGTAATGGGCGGTAGAGGTGGAGCCGGTGGCGGGATCAGTGCGGGAGAAGCTGGGCACGGGCGCGGTATGAGCATCGCGCGGTTTTTGGCGCAACAGGACATTGATCGTGCGAATGCTGCATCTGTCACTGATATGGGAGACATTATCAAGAGAACATTCGAGCGTAACGCCGCTGAAATCAACGGGCTTGAATTGTCTGACGCTGAAAAGAAAGATGCTGTAAAGCAGATGGCATCTCTCGCAACAACTGCGCTTAAAGCGGCGGCTGGGGCTGTAAATCCTTACGCAAGCGGCCCTGCGAGGCTCACAACTGCGCAGAAAACGGGAAGCGCAGCGGATAAAGCTGCAAGGGCGCGCGGCGAAATGGACGGCTATATGCGAAAACTGCGCGACCAGTCCAGCAAAAACAAAAAAGCGGCAGAAAACAAGGCGTTTTCTAATGCTTTTGTGTCTGCACAGAAATCCGGCGCATTGGAAGTCACAGTAAACGGGAAGAAATACCGCAGAGCCAACAAGCGTAGCGGCACATGGCGTCCAGTATGATTAACTTTGAAAATCTCGACAAGTTCACATTCCCCGGCGTTGGAAAGTACGACATTCCGCAGATCGAGCCGGTCAAGGCATATCCGCATGGCGAATTTATCCCTGTGAATTACCATTACACAGCAAAAGACCAGGCAAGCAAAATCGTTCATTTCTTTGTGGACGATTACCAATTCATTCGATATTGGAACACGCCGGACAAGTACATTCCGAAACTGTTGCAGTTTGCGGCGGTGTGTGCGCCGGACTTCTCCACATACACGGATATGCCGCTGGCGATGCAGATATACAACCATTACCGCAAGCATTGGTTGGCGGCATACTGGCAAATGCACGGCATGACGGTTTATCCGACAATCTCATGGAGCGATGAGAATAGTTATGACTGGTGCTTTGACGGTGAACCTGTCGGCGGTGTTGTGGCGGTTTCCTCGGTGGGAACGCAGGCAAACGCTGAAAGCAAGCGCCTGTTCCTGCGCGGCTACGAAGAAATGATGAAACGGCTATCCCCGGAATGGGTGATATTCTACGGGAAAGTGCCGGAAGAATGCGACTGGAATTTGATACGGGTAAAGCCGCACTATGATGATATTGTGAAACGGAGGAAAGCAAAATGGGCGGACGTGGAGGCGCAGGCGGAGCTGGAGACCGCGGAAAATCCGGAAGAATCCCTGCCGGAGGCAGCAAAGATGGAACCATTATTGGAGGCAAGCCGAGGGAAATAGAATCCTATATGCGCGAAGCCAGAGGGTGGAGCCCTGCATACCATCACGACGAAATCTTGGAAGCGAAGACGGATGGAAACGGAAACCTGACATTCAGCTATGCAAAAGCGGATTCTTATGAAAAAACCGCAAAAACAAATAGAACTGTGAACACGAAGTACATAATTCAAGCCGGGGCAATAAACGGGGAAACGTTTGGTATTGACTGGTCTAAGGTGCAATCGATTTCGGGGCAAACGTACAATTTGCGCAATGTTGCAAAAGCCAATGGCTTATCATGGGATGGGAAGAAAAAGCAATGGCGGCGCAAGAAATAACAAATGAAATACCCATTTACTCCTGAATTACTTGACGCCCTCCCGGAAGAACTGGCAGAATTGTTCCGTGCTCTTGAAATAACGCTGCTGGAAGAAATCTGCTCCCGGCTTAAAGCTGCGGATGAGCTGAACGAGGTAACGGTGCAGGATATTCGGGCGCTGCGGTCACACGGCATCGACCTCAAGAAGATCAGAAAGGAGATCCAGAAGACGGCGGATATCGGCGAGGAAAAGCTGAACAAGCTGCTGGACGACGTTGTAGAGCGCAATCAGCGCTATTACAACGGCCTTATCACGCTGGCCGATGTGACAAAGCCTGACCGGCTGGTAGACGCCTCCGATATCGACGCGATCCGCAGGCAGACGCTCGGAGAATTCCGAAATCTGACGCAATCTTTGGGGTTTTTAGTGGACAATGGCCAGAGAATGCTTCCGCCTGCGCAAGCATATCAGTGGGCCTTAAATTCGTCAACGCTGCAAATTCAGAGCGGGGCGATCAGCTATAATCAGGCGATTGCCAACGCCGTCAAGCAGCTGGCAGAAAGCGGAATCAAAGTCGTAGACTATGAGAGCGGACACACAGATCAAATCGACGTGGCCGCCCGCCGGGCCGTTATGACGGGCGTGGCGCAAATCTGCGACAAGTATTCCGACCAGTCGGCGGAATATCTGGATACCCGGTATTTTGAGATCACAGCCCACTCCGGCGCACGAGACAAGCCCGGCCCGTCCCCGTGGTCGAGCCACAAGGATTGGCAGGGGCGCATTTATTACAAAAGCGAGAACGGGGAGACTGACCCGCTTGGACAGTACAAAGATTTTGTGGAAACGACAGGCTACGGCTATGTAGACGGCCTGACCGGCGCAAATTGCCGACACTATAAGCACGCCTATATCCCGGGCGTCATGGAGCCAACCTATTCCGAGGAGCAGCTGGAACACATTGATGATGGTCTCGGCTGCGAGTTTGACGGGAAGAAATATACCGCATACGAAGCGACCCAAATGCAAAGACGGCTCGAACGGTCGATTCGCAAACAGAAGCGTTTGAAAAACGCCTATAAAGCATCCGGACAAAAGGACAAGGAGACCGCCGCAGCAGCCAAGCTGCGCCGCCTGAACACGAAATACCATGATTTCAGCAAGGCAGCAGGACTGCCAGAGCAGCCGGAGCGGACAAGGGTTCTGTATACAGACGCAAAATCCGAGGCTGCGGCCAGCAAAGCGAAAACGGTTGAGCGGGTGGAACCTCCGACCAACACAGAACCAGCAGAAAGCGCCGGCTTTCAGCCGAGATACACCGACGTAACGGAAAAGTGGCGCGCGGAGGCCACTCCGAACAGCCACACTGTACAGGACTTGCAGGAGTATACTGCAAACGGCGTTACATACAAGGTCGACGGGCATAATGTCGTGCTTGACCACACAGAGCACGAAAAAGAAATTGCCGGACTCCTTGAAAAGGAATTCGGCGGCGAAATTGGGCTAGTTCCGCGTGTCAATAATCCGCAGGGGGTGTCCACACCGGACTATATTTTCCGAGGGGAAGCGTATGACCTGAAAACGCTCGGAGAAAAAGCCGGGGGAAATACGATTTTCAATCGTGTGAAAAAGGCAGCCAAGCAGGGGCAGCGGTTTATTCTGGATGTCACCAAGACCACGCTTGACGAAAAAACAATAGATGCGCAAATTGAAAAAATATTTGCCAGAAAGGATACTGAGTGGGTTGATGAGATCATTGAAATCCGAAATGGAAAAGTGCAGAGAATCGTAAAAAGAAAATAAAAAAAGAAGCCGACACACCATCTCGCCCTTCTGGGAAGGGGTCGTGGACAGCGACCGGCTCTTATCTATTCTATACCACACTCTCACAAAAAATGCAAGGGGGGAAATTCAAATGGACAACTTCAAAGCGATTTATAAAATGCTGTCTGCGCTGGAACGCGCGATGGATCTTCCGGCGTTCAGCGTGGAGAGCTTCGGCCTGGACTCCATGCAGGTGTCCGGAGAACGTCTCTACAGGTATCTGGAAATGCTTCAGGACGCGGGGCTTATCAAGGGCGCGGAGCTTTATACCGACGTCACGGGCGAAATGCACCTGAGGAATGAGCGCCGGATTCAGATCACGCTGCAGGGACTTGAATACTTGCAGGAGAACGCGATCATGAAGCGGATCTATAATGCCGCGAAGGGCATTGTAGACCTGATCCCGTGAGGAACGCCGTATGATCGACGAAAAACTGAAAGCCGCCATTGAGCGGGCGCTTGCCGCCGGGTTCCGCGTTCAGCTGAAGCGCATGAAGGACGGGACGGTCAAAGCGCAGATCATCAAAGCGGAAGAACTGAAAAAATAATACAGATACCGCAGCGCAATCGAGCGCGCGGAATGGCACGATGAGCCAACTACTGAGATTTTCTCAGTAGTTGGCTCTTTTTGTTTCGGTAAAAACCGCATGAGCGGGGTTTATACAAAAAATTGGCTATCTGCAAGCCTAAAAGTGCAGGCGGGAGGTCATGGCGACGACCTAAAAAGCCTATCCCGTAAGGAGAAACCATGAAAAAAGAAGAATTGCTGAGCATTGGCCTGACAGAAGAGCAGGCGGACAAGGTTTTTGCCATGAACGGCAAGGACATTGAGAAGCACAAAAAGGCCGCAGAGGACGCAAAGGCGGACAAAGAGGCCGTGGAAAAGCAACTGGCCGACCGCAACAAGGACATCGAAGACCTGCGGAAGTCCAGCGGGGACGCTGAGAGCGTTCGCAAGCAACTCGAAGACCTTCAGGGCCGGTACACCAAGGAAACCGAAGATTACAAGGCGCAGCTGGCAAGCCGGGACTACGCCGACGCCATGAACCGCGCGATTACGGCCAAGGGCATCAAGTTCTCTTCCAAAGCCGCCGAGAAAGCCTACCTTGCAGACCTCAAGGAGAAACACCTTGAATTGAAAGACGGCGAGCTGACCGGCTTCGACGAGTGGCACAAGACCCAGCTTGAAGCAGACCCGACCGCGTTCCAGTCCGACAAGCCCGCGCCCACATTTGTCAAGCCCGTCGGTCAGGGCGGCGCACCGGCGGCAAAGAGCAAGGGCGCAATGTACGCGCAGCAATTCAACGCGCAGTTTGCGCAGACACCAAACAAGGAGTGATTTGAAAAATGTCTATCGTTGTAAACACAAAAGCAGAAGTCAGGCTGAATTTCCTCGAAAGCGAAGTCGGCCTCGTTCTGAAAACCCGTGAAATCCCCGCGTCGATGGGCGTGCAGGACGGCAAGTACAAGATCGTCAAGGCAGGCACGCCGTTCCCGTCCGACAATTCGAACGCCGTCGGCCTCGTATTTGAGGACATCGACGTGACGGACGGCAATATGCCCGGCTCCGTGATGGTCGCGGGCCGTGTGCTGGCAGACCGCCTGTCGCTGGCCTCCGCAGCAAAGACCGCGCTGTCCGGCAAGGGCTTCACATTTGTTGATGCGCCGGAGATCACGCGCGGCTATACCGTGACCTACGACAAAAACGACGGCAGCGGCACGCCGCCCGTCGACGAGAACGTCTACACAGAGGGCTCCTATGCCGACGTCTCGACCGAATACCCGTTGACCAAGAGCGGCAACACCCAGACCGGCTGGAGCACGTCTAAGGGCGGCGAAGCTGTTTCCAAGGTCGAAATGACCGGCAATGTGACCCTGTACCCCGTGTGGACTACGGCCTAAAGAAGGAGGAAAAACACCATGCCTGACATTCTTGAACTGATTTCCGACGCTGACCGTCTGGATTTCTCGCAGAACATTTCCGTCGCACGCCCGGCGTACCTCGGCGACCGGCTGTTCCCGGACCAGAAGACCGAAAGCCTGAAAGCCGAGTACCTGCGCCTCGCAAACGGCGCACAGATCCCCACGATGGCGACCGTCCACGCCTTTGACACCGAGGCCGAGATCGCCACGCGCCCCGCGCTCGAAAAGACAGAGGTTGAGAAGCTGTTTATCAAGCGCAAGATCAACCAGTCCGAGCGGGTGCAGCTGCTCAACGAAAACGGCGTATATGCCGACAACGCAATCGTGAGCTATGTCTTCGACGATATGCGCCTGATGGCCGATGCGGTCAAGGTCAGAACCGAAGTTGCAAAGATGGAAGTCATCGCGACCGGCAAGATGACCATCAAGGAAAACAATCTCAACATGACCGTCGATTACGGCGTTCCGTCCGCAAACACCGGCTTCAAGATCGACTTCGGCGCAGATGCTGATATCGTCGGCCAGCTTCAGGCCATCGCGGATCAGGCGGCGGCCTCCGGCCACGCCCTGAGCGAAATGGTCGTCGGTACGAAGATCCTGCGCAAACTCGCGTCCAACAAGGGCATTCAGACCCTCGTATACGGTACGGTCGGCGCTGGTACATACGTCACCACCGAGAAGCTGCGCAGCCTCTTTACCGAGCTGTTCGGCTTCGGCCAGATCACGACCAACGACCAGCGCTATAAGGCGCAGGCCGCAAACGGCGCGGAAAAGACGCATCGATTCTTCCCGGAGGACAAGGTTGCGTTCCTGTCCAACGGTACGGCCAATTCCTTCGGCGTTGGCCTGTGGGGCGTGACGCCGGAAGAAAAGGGCTATGGCCCGTACACCGACAAGAGTGCACAGCAGTATATCACGATCACCCAGTGGGAAACGCCTGACCCGAAGACCACCTGGACAAAGGCAAGCGGCCTGTTTATCCCGGTCGTGCCCGATCCTTACGGCCTGTTCATCGGCGCGGACGTCAGCAAGTAAAATCGAGCCTCCGCGCCTGCATGACGGGCGCGGAGGCTGACCGGAAGGAGGGCGCAGCATGATCTACGCTGATTATGAGTATTACGCGACTGTGTACCGCGGGACGGCGCTGGATGAAGAGCAATTTTGCGGCCTCGCCCGCAAGGCATCGGCTTACGTCGACTACATCACCATGAGCCGCGCGCGCTCCGCCGCCGGGGACAAGCTCGAAGCCGTCCAGAACTGCGTCTGTGCGCTGGCCGAGCTGGAGCAGGACGCTGGGAAGCTGGACAGTCTCGTCTACACGACCGACAGGCCCGTATCAAGCGAGACGGTCGGCGGCTGGTCGCGAAGCTTTGGTTCACGAAATCTGTCCCAGGCAGATATACAGCGGACAGAGACGCGCCGCCGTGAGATCGTGCTGGCGTACCTCGGGCCGACCGGATTACTCAAAGCGAGGGGGTATGGGCCGTGTCCATGTTCCCCCACACCGTAACCATCTACAACGTCTCGCAGGAGACAGACCCGGCGACATTCAAGGACGTGGAGAAAACCTACATCACCGTCCTGCGCGGCGTTCTGCTGGAAGCCTCCAAGGCGGCCAACGTCCGCCAGAGCGGGCTTGAGGGCGCAGATGCGGTGAATCTGTACATTCCGTTCTCTACGGTTGCTGTAGACGGCGTGACGGGCGCAGAAAAGCGCTACGTCGGCCCGCAAGAATTCTGGCGTGCAACTGATAAAAGCGGAATCTGGACGCTCTCCACGGACGGCAACGGCGGAACGACATTCTTTATCAAGGGTGAAGTCGTGGAGCCGGACAAGACCGAGCAGGCGCTTGAAATGCTCTATGACGACGTTTACAAGGTCACAAAGGTCGATATGAAGGACTTCGGAAGCCAGGACATGAGACACTTCGAAGTCGGAGGGGCCTAATATGCTGAAATTCAGCGTAAAGGCAGACGGCTTTGATGAATTGCATGAGGCAATCGCGCAGGCGTGTACCAAAGCGGAGCATATTGTCGCACTTCAGGCAAGAAAGGACACAGCCCCGTATGTGCCATTCTTGACCGGTTCCCTCGACCGCAGAACACAGGTGGAAGGGAAGGCGATCATCTATCCCGGCCCATACGCAAGGTTCCTGTACTACGGGAAAGTCATGGTAGACCCGGAGACCGGAAGCACCTACGCGCCGAAAGGCGGGACAAAGGTACTGACCGACAAAAATCTTGTGTTCAACACGTCAGGACACAATCAGGCGCAATCGCATTGGTTTGAGGCTTCAAAGGCCGAGAACCTCGACAAATGGATCCGTGTAGCGGATAAGGCGGTGAAGAATGGACTCTGAAAAGCAAAAAAGGCTGGTATCTGCGGAGGAAGAACAGGATATCTCCCGAAAGATGATGATCTGGGCAAATTCCTTCTCAGACGACGATATGCCGACCGCAACGATCAACTACGAATTCCTCGCCGCCGACTCGGCAAGCATGGCCCTGTCCGCCATTCAGGGCGCGTACATCACACGAAAATTCATCCTCGGAGGGCACGAGGCGGAATATCAATTCAAGATCATCGCCCGCATCAAGCCCGGAAACAGCAATGACAAGCGCCTGAAATGCGACGCCATGCTCAACCGCTTCGGGGATTGGGCCATGCAGAACCCGCCGGATTTGGGCGACGGGATGCGCGTCCGGCGCATGGAAGCTGTCAGCCGCTCGGCCCTGTTCGCCCGGTATGAGGACGGCACAGAGGATCATCAAATTCTAATGAAACTGACATATGAGGTGATTTAACTATGGCAAATAAATACACAATTGCGGCGAAAACCGGCGAGAGCGCAGTCCGTGAAATGCTGATTACCGCCCTGGACACCAGCGACAGCACCACGGCAAAGTGGTCGGCAATGGGCGTCAAGGTAACGGAAAGCTCCATCAACTACGATTGGGGGCAGGAAACGAAGAAGGACATTCTGGGGCACGTGTACACGAACGCACAGACACCAGAAATGACACAAAGCTTTTCCGGCAGTGAGATTGTAGGCGGTGACGACGTGATGAACCATCTGCTCAATCTTGCAGTCGTGGAGAAGGACCATGCCGCTCTGGTAAATCAGAAATGCCTGATCATCCACACATACCTGCAGGACTCCGCAGGGAAGTCGTTTGCAGAGCAGTATGACGCCTGCGCGGTGCTCGTCACGACAGACGGAGGCGAGGGCGGCGGCGTTCTTGCTTCGGACATTGAAGTGACATACGGCGGAAACAGGACAACAGGAACCGCAGCGCGCGGTTCGGATGGAACCATCACGTTCACGCCGGATTCGGATTAAGGAGGCTGCATAAATGCCTGAAATCAAATTTGAAACCGGTATCGTATCGTTCAAGCTGAACGACGCGGCGGAAGTCTCCTTCAACCCGACCGACAGCGCATTTGTTGAACAGATATTCAACACCTTTGACGAGCTGGACAGGAAGCAGGAGGCGTATAAGGCCGAAGTCGACCACTGCGCGGACAAGAAGGAGATTTTCGCCATTGCCCGCCGCCGCGACGCGGAAATGCGGGACATGATCGACGGCCTGTTTGCCAAGCCTGTCTGCGCAGACCTGTTCGGCACTATGAACGTCTACGCGCTGGCAGACGGCCTGCCAGTATGGTGCAACCTCATGCTGGCCGTGATCGATCAGATCGACACGAGCTTCGCGGCAGAGCAGAAGAAGACCAACCCGAGGATTGCGAAATATACAGATAGATGGAAAACGCGCAGGCCCCCTGTTCGCGAAATATATTGATAGATGGGGAAAGTGATCTATTCCCTGCCGACCTCTGTTGAGGTCGACGGAACAGAATACGCGATCCAATCTGATTACCGCGCAATCCTCGATATCCTCGTAGCCCTGACAGACAGGGAACTGGACGAGCGGGATAAGGCGGAAGCGGCGCTGACCATCTTCTATCCCGACTTCGAAGAAATGCCCGCCAGCGACTATCAGGAAGCCCTGAACCAGTGCTTCCGCTTCATCGACCACGGGCAGGAGAATCGAGAGAAGAGAAAGCAGCCAGAGATCATGTCATGGGCGCAGGACTTTGATCTTTATATTGCGCCTATCAACCGAATCGCGGGCTGCGAGGTCAGGGCGCTGGGATACCTGCATTGGTATTCGTTTCTAGCGTACTATCAAGAAATCGGAGATTGCCTGTATGCACAGGTGGTTTCCATCCGCGATAAAAAGGCCAGAGGGAAGAACCTCGACAAACAGGAGAGGGATTTCTACAGGCGCAACCGGGATATTGTCGATCTGAAGACGACATACTCGGAGGCCGAAGCCGACCTGCTTGCCGCATGGGGCGTCGGGACAAAAAACAGCCGCCCCGGTTAGGGGCGGCAGCGAGAAAAACTTATTTTTTATACTCGAAAATGATTTCGCTACCCCAGAAGCTTGGAGAGAATCGAATCTCGATCTCACTCCAATCCTGCGGCGCTTCATATCCGACGACACCTTTCATTTTCTTCCCGGCGGCAATCGTGCCGTCAAGCTGCGGCTCGTCGGAACTCATCATGGCGGTGAGGCTAAGACTGGTGGTATAGCCGTCGATGTAGCTTTCAAAAGAGAGCATGGTGCTGGACGCAATATCGCGGGCTGAATTGTTTTCAATCTCGAATTCGCACAGAACAAAAACCTTTCCATCATCCGGGGAAACGTAATTCTGACCGGAATTCTCGGTAACACTGAGCAGCGTGACCGTCACGTCGTCCAGAACGACCTGATCCCCAACGTCAAATGTTTCGAGGTTGGAATCAGTCTGCTGTTGTGGTTGCTGCGAAGAAGAGCTTGATTCCCCAATCTTTTCGGGCTTGGAAGACGACCCGCAGGAAGCAAAGGCCGCACCGATAAAGACAGCGAGGCAAAGAAACACAATCAAGGCAGTCAGGCAACCGCTGGGACGTTTCGCCTGCTTCTTGGTTTTTAGCCCGCCAACAACGTCAACGCGGTTCGAGGCGTTGATTTTGATGGTAAAAAAAGCATTCTGCTGCCCTTCGGCAATAACAAAGGATATGGTTTTATCCAGACGGCGATACCGGTAAAAAGAAAGTTCGTGCTGGCCCGGAGCGGCCACAGCTCGAAGTTCTTCACCGTTTTTCAGCGTGCCGACATCACAGCCATCCAATGCAACGCCGACAGTCAGACCAGAACCGTAAAAAGAATTGTCCCGGCTGATTTGGATAATGCAATCACTCATATTTCTTCCCTCCTTACTTGGAAGATAACACAAATAATGACAAAAATCAACCGAAAAGGTGGTGAAAATATGGCAGATGGGAAAATTGTGATCGCCGTCGACGCGGACGCGAAAAAGGCGCAGAAGGAGCTTGATACACTGTCCGCGAAAATCGACAAGATGGAAGCAAAGCTGAACGAGGACACCGGAACGCAGAGCGGGCTTAAAAAGGAGCTGGACGCTGCGCTTCAGTCCGCAAAGCAGACAGAAGACGCGCTGAAATCGCTCCGCTCGGAGGCTGACCGCCTAAAGGGCATCACGTCCGGAAGCGCTTCGGCTAATCCAGCGGAGTACATAGACGCTTATTCTCGACAGGCGGAGGTTGCTGCGCAGATCAAAGAGCAGGAACAGCTGCTGGTGCAGCAAAACAAAACGGCGGAAAAGCTTGGGAGTCAATATGCAAAGATCACCGACAAGGTGATAACCCAGACTGATGCGCTTGACGCTGCAAAGGCTAAAGCCGGAGAGCTGGTGCAGCAGATCACAGACGCCAGCGGAGCCTCGGCCCGCATGGCCGAAGCGTCGGCGCGCGTCGAAAAAAGCATGAATAAATTCGGGAGAAGATTAAGCGGGGTACTGAGGAGCGCGCTGGTCTTTACTGTCCTGTCCCGCGGCCTTTCCCAGCTGCGCAGCTGGCTCGGGGAGACGATCATGCAGAATGAGGCGGCCCGTGCATCTATCGCGCAGCTGAAAGCAGCTCTTCTGACGCTTGCACAGCCGATCCTCGAAGTCGTGATCCCGGTTTTTGTGAAGCTGGTCAACATTCTGGCACAAGTCGTGACGGCAATCGCAAAGTTTTTCGGTATGCTGTCCGGGAAAAGCTGGAGCGCGCAGGTATCTGCTGCGAAGGGACTGAACGCCGAGAAAGAGGCGCTGGAGGGCGTAGGTTCTGCCGCAGAAGACGCAAGCAAAAGCATGGCCGGATTTGACGAGATCAACCAGATCACCAGCAATCAGGCGTCCGGCGGCGGAGGCGGGGCGGGCGGCGCTGCCGACTCGAGCGGGATCACGCCAGATTTCTCGAATCTGGATCTTGCCGAAGATAAGCTGAACGACATCCTCGGCATTGTCGGCGCGATCGCGGCCGGACTGCTCGCGTGGAAGATCGCCAGCATGTTTACAGACAGCTTAAGCAAGATCGGCGGCATCGCACTTGCGGCCGCAGGCGCGTTTGCGCTTGTCTATTTCTGGCTGGACGCATGGAACAACGGTATCGACTTGACTAATTTTCTCGGGATGCTCGCCGGGCTTGCGGCCCTTGCTGGCGGACTCGCAATTGCATTCGGGCCGACCGCTGCGGCAATCGCTCTCGTGGTAGGTGGCCTTGCGATGTTAGTCGTCGGGATCAAAGATGTGATCGAAAACGGCTTTACGCTGGAAAACACACTGACCATCATCGCCGGACTACTTGCCGCCGGTATTGGGATCAGCATCCTGACGGGCAGCTGGATTCCGCTCCTGATTGCCGGGTTTGTTGCCGCTTTGGTGGCACTTGTTTCCTTTACCGGGCACGGGGAAGAGCTGATTCAAGGGCTGAAAAAAATCATAGACGGATTCGGGAAGTTCTTCAAGGGCGTGTTTACGGGAGACCTGAAACTTGCAGCGGAAGGTGCAAAGCAGATCTGGGAAGGGCTTAAGCAGACGTGGAACGCGATTGTAAACTCCATCAAGGACGCGTGGAACGCATTTATTACATGGCTGCAGGGTAAGAACCCGGCACTTGCTGCGATTTTTGAAACGATCGGAAAGCTGTTCTCCGACCAGTACAACGCATGGAAAAAGATCCTCAGCGGCCTTATTACCTTCCTGACCGGCGTATTCACCGGAGACTGGAAGAAAGCATGGAACGGTGTCCTAGATATTCTGAAAGGCGTCTGGAATCTCGTAATCGGCACAATAGAGGGCGGAATTAACTTCATCATCGACGGCATCAACCTACTGCTTTCGGCGCTGAATAAAATTCATTTCGAGATTCCGGATGGTGTACCGCTGATTGGCGGGAAAACCATTGGAATCAACATTCCGCCAGTGTCGCGCGTTCAGCTCCCTCGTCTCGCCTCCGGCGCGGTCATCCCGCCGAACCGGGAATTCATGGCCGTCCTCGGCGACCAGAAGAGCGGGACGAACATCGAGACGCCGCTTTCCACGATGGTGCAGGCATTCAAGCAGGCCATGAACGAGACCGGCGTAGCGGGAAGCAGACAAATGACGGTTATCTTCCAGCTTGACCGGCGTGAGCTTGGCCGCACGATCTATCAGCTGAACAACGAAGAGACGCAGCGCGTCGGCGTGAAGCTTGCGGGGGTGAAGACATGAGAAGCGCACTGAGCCTTGACGGCAAGGCGTATTTCAATCTTCACGTCGTGAGCTGCAAGCGGTCGTTCTCCGTCCTCGACGGCGACAACGCCGGGCGCGTTATGACCGGCGCGATGACCCGTGATATTATCGGCACGTATTACAACTACAGCCTTGAAATTGATCCTGTATCGTCAGACCCGGAGGAATACGATGATTTTTATGAGAGCATTTCTGCCCCGGTCGACAGCCACGTGCTGACCGTCCCATATGCGCAGGGGACTATGACCTTTGACGCCTATGTAGCAAACGGCGACGATGAGCTCACCGGGAGCTACGACGGGCGCAATGATTGGGGCAATCTGACGATCAATTTTGTCGCCATGAAGCCCAAGAGGACGCCGGTATGAGTGTACGCGTGATCTATGAGGACGTAGCGGTAGGCGCAGCAGCGGCGGCAAGCGTTGCAAGCACCGCTGCGCAGCCCTTCTCCGACCTTCCGGAACTGCCGTATGGCACAGAGTCGGTGATCGTCGCAACAAACGAGCTAAACCAGTGGATGCTGGACGGCTCCCGCCCGATCCTCACGACCGAGCGGGCGGCCTTCTGGTCTGCCGAGCCGAGCAAAGCAGACTGCACCTTCGACGCAAACCCGACGCTGACCATCACGTTGGACGGCACGTTCGCAAGCTCCGGAATTTACCTCTATTTTGACGGTGGCACCGGCGATTATTGCAGCGCCCTGACCATGACGTGGTACAACGGAACGGCAACCGTCGCGACGCAGGACTTCACGCCGGACGGCCAGAAGTATTTCTGCGCAAAGCCCGTCACTGGATACAACAAGCTTGTGATCGAGCTGAAAAAGACGAGCCTGCCGTACCGGTACGCGAAACTCAGACAGATCTTCTTCGGCATCGTCCGGGAGTTTGAGCGGGAAGACCTGCGCAGCGTCACCGTCACCGAGGGCGTTAGCGTGATTTCCGACGACGTAGAGATTAACACGCTGGATTTCACGCTCGACAATTCGGACGATATCGATTTCATCTTCCAAGAGAAGCAGCCCGTCAGCGCATACGACGGCGCAAAGCTGATCGGCGTCTTTTACATCAAGAGCTCGTCCCGGTCGAGCGAACGGCTCTATGATGTATCCTGCCAGGACGCGCTCGGCATTCTGGACGACGAGCCCTTCGCGGCGGCGGTCTACAGCAGCAAAAACGCGAAGGAGCTGATAGCCTCGATTCTCGGCGCGCACTTCACGCTGGACTTCGACCCTGCGCTGGAAGACGAGACCGTAACCGGCTATATCCCGGACTGCACGAAACGAGAAGCGCTGCAACAGATCGTTTTCGCGCTTCGCGCGACCATTGACACAAGCGCGTCGCGTGGCGTGCGCGTCCGGAGGCTCACAGCGGCCTCTCCTGCCACGATCCCACTTGACCGGACATACACGGGCGGCAGCGTTGAAACGGCGGCAGCGGTCACGGAGATCCGCGTGACGGCACACAACTATTCGACGTCCGGAAGCGGAGAGAGCGTGGAGGTCGGCGGTACGACCTACTATCACACGACGTCGGTCACGTCCAAGACCAATCCGAACGCCACCACGCAGACCAAGCCGAACGTCATCGAGGTGCGCGACGCTACGCTGATCAACAGCGACAACGTTGCCGCCGTCGCGCAGCACGTCTTTGACTACTATATGCGCCGTCAGACGCACAGTGTCAAAATTATCGTGGACAAGGAAGCCCCGGGCGATTACGTGCAGACCACAACGCCGTGGGGCACGAAGATCACCGGAACGATCACCAGTATGGACATTCGCCTCAGCGGAATCGCGGCGGCAGAATGCAAGATTATCGGCACATAGAACGGAGGTGCGGCATTTGGTACAGGGAGATTCGTATAACCTTAGTGTTACCATCAAGAATAAAGGGCAGCCTCTGGACGTTGCAAGCGTTGAAAAGGTGGAAATTTCTCTGCTTTATCTGCAAAAGAGCTATCCGGGAGAGATCGGATACGAGGACGGAAAGTTTCTGTTTCCCCTCACCCAGCAGGAGACCTTTCGGCTCCCGAAGCTCTGCCAGATGCAGGTGCGCGTGAAATTCAAGAGCGGCGACGTGATTGGCTCGGAGATCAAGCAGATCGACGTTGCGCACGCGCTTTCAAAGGCGGTGTTGTGATGGGCGGCATTGAATTTGAACTCAAGAACCGCGATCCGATCGACGTTTCCTTTAACGTTTCCGTGCGTGCTGGCGGCGGCTCTGGCGGCGGAGGCATTGCATCGGCGCAGATCGATGAGATCCGCGTGCTGAAAAAATCGGACTATGACGCGCTGGACAAAAAGGACGCGCGGACACTGTATCTGTTGGAGGGATAACATGCTGGCAGTTGGAATCAAACGCATTCTGGAGCTGTTCATCGGCTCCATGGGCATCAAATCCGCCCGCTTGGGCACAGAAACCATCTACGAAAGGCCTGGCGGCTTTTTGTACATCGAACTCAAAAGCGAAGAAAGGGGATAAATCCAGATGGCAAGTTTTTTCAATCTGACACTTGATACGCTGGCACCTGCCGGCCTATCGCTGATCCTGAACGACGGCGCACAGTACGCGACCAGCGCGACCGTCACAGCGAAGATCTCCGTCACAGACGCGGCGACGACCGGCTACCAGATGAAGATCTGGGGCACAAAGGCGGCGAAAACGGAGGCAGCTGCGTCGTGGGAGACATACGCGGCCACAAAATCCATTACGCTCCCGGACGGCGACGGCCTGAAGACGATCTATGTAAAGGTGCGCGACGACGTCGGCAACGAATCGACTGCGGCCAGCGACTCCATCACGCTCAACACCTCGATCCCCGCCGTGACCATCACCGGCCCCGACAAGAGCCGCATCTCCAAGGTCACGGGCTACGACGCGGCGGCCTTCTCCTTCGTCTGCGACGTGGACTTCGAGGAATACACCGTCCGCGTCGTCCCGGCGACGAGTAGCCTGCACACGGCAGGCACGCAGATCCCGACGACTGGCGGCTCTACGAACGTCAGCGGCACAGAGGGCGGCTACAAGAAGAACACCGCCATCAACGTCACCATCAAGGGCGCAGACCTCGAAACAGCGTCCTCCGGCGACGGCGTGAAGATCGTGAAGGTCTTCGTGAAGAACGCCGCCGGTACATGGAGCGCTGCGTAATGGCCGCGCCGGAGCTGACGTTCTCCATCACCGGCAACAAGATCTCGGCAGTGGCCGGGTATGACTCCATCACCGTCACATTCTCGTCGGATATCGCCTACACGGCCTTTGAGTGCCGCGCGACGAAGTCCGGCGAGGATTGGGGCCGCGGGAAGGGCGCTTTGATCGCGTCCTTCTCCCAGACCCCAGCGGGCACGCAGCGCACCTTTGAGGTTTACGACGATTTTCTGCTTTCCGGTGATGGGGAATACCGTATTTCGCTGTTCGCGCAAAGCGCGGACGGCAGCTGGAACGACAACTACGGCTTTATCCCGCTGGGAGAGTCGCAGGCGCTGAAGACCGCGGACGGCGAGGATTTTCTGTGTATGAAGGAGTGATCGTATGGCTTACAACAGCCAGTTTACCGGCGCGCAGATCGACGAGGCTATCGCCGACGTGCGCAGCAACAAAGACGCGTGGAACGGAAAGCAAGATGTGATCCTCGCCTCCGGTGCGGCCGTCGGGGACCTGGTCAAGGTCAAGGCGGTGGACGCCAGAGGGAAGCCGACGGCGTGGGAGGTGGCCGCGGCTGGCACGGATTATCTAACGGAAGCGCCCGTGACGAGCGTGAACGGGAAAACAGGAGCTGTCAAGGTTCGCGAAGTGCCGTCTGTCACCGCCGCTGATAATGGAAAATTTCTGCGGGTGGCCAACGGTGCGTGGGCGGCTGTAGAGATCGCAAACGCGAATGGAGGGAGCTTCTGATGGCGGAATATTTGACAAACACAACCGACCTGACAAAGGTTGCATCAGCTATCCGGGAGAAGGGCGGCACATCTGACCCACTGGTCTACCCGGACGGATTTGTGACAGCCATTCAGGCCATTCAGACTGGTACAGAACTGCAAATCATTGTAACTGTGACATCTGGTGCAACTGTTACCGCGACAAAAGGAAGCCTGTCTGAGAGAGGCACATCGGTCAATGGAACGTGCACGCTTATCGTTCCGGAGATCGGCACATGGAGCGTATCCGCGACGCTGGACGGGAAAACATCTGACACAAAAGCCGTAACTATCACGGACAGTTACGCGGTGTCGCTTAATTTTGTATATCCGACACTGAATAAAAATACTTGGGAAACAATAAAAGATATATCCGACGCGGGACAGGGCGCGAACTATTGGAGCGTCGGTGACCGAAAGGCTGTAACGCTAAACGGCACGGTTGGACATCTTACACTATCTAATTACACAACATATGCGTTCATTATTGGATTTAACCATAACGCGAGCCTAGAAGGGGAAAACCGTATCCATTTCCAACTTGCAAAGACCGCGCTCTCCGGCGGTACGGACGTGTGTTTCTGCGATAGTTACTATACCTCGCCCGTTTCGACAACCGGCTATTTCTCTATGAACAGTAGTGCAACGAACTCCGGCGGATGGGCGAGCTCGCAAATGCGTACAAATATTTGCGGGACAAACCTCTCGAGCTATTCCGGAACGATTATCGCAGTCATTCCGGCGGCGCTCCGTGCAGTCCTAAAGTCCGTTACCAAGTACACGGACAATACGGGAAATAATAGCACATCCGCGAGTGCGGTCACGGCGACAAAGGATTACTTTTTCCTCCTCTCGGAGTTTGAGGTTTTCGGGAGCATTTCGAGAGCAAACTCGAACGAGGCGAGTAAGCAAGCGCAGTACGCCTATTATTCCGCTGGAAACAGCAAGGTAAAGTACAAGCACAACGGAACGAGTGCCGCCGCTCGTTGGTGGCTCCGTTCTCCGCTTGCGAGCAGCTCCGACGGTTTCGAGAATGTGAACACCAACGGGACAGTCGAAGACCGCACCGCGCGCGCTTCCTTCGGCTTCCCACCCGGCTTTTGCGTATGAGGGAAAAGCGCATGGAGTATATCGTGTATAAGCGTTTCCGCGGAGCAGGAATAGATGGAGAATTTAATCTCCGGTACGGAACTGCGGTATCGGAGATCGAAGGGTTCCTGCTTGCAGAGGACGGCAGGCGGATATGCGCTGCGACATCCGAAAACGGGTGGGAGCATTTCAGGCAGAATACACCAGAGGGCGCGATGCGGCAAGAAATGCTTGAACACCTCTACCGCTGGTATGCAAAGCACGGCTGCGGTGAAGATTTTGCGGATGACAAATGGCCGGGGCAGGAAAACGGGTACTGGAAAAACCGGCTGCGTACCGCAAGCACAGAGCGATTAGAGAAAATTTATCAAGAGAAATTTGGAGGGATACCATGTATGCAGTAAAACAAGACGGCGCATTTGCCGGGTATGCGGACAGTATTGTGCCCATCCGACTGCACGGCAACGGTTGTTATGTCCCGTGCAAGGAAGATCAGGCAGAAGGATTTTGCGCGAAGATGGCTGTGACTATTACGGATGAAGAAGGAACTGAACATCAGGTGCTTTCTGACATGGTGTTTCATCTCGCAGACCATACGCTGAAAGGCACTGAGCCAGAAGGCAGTTATGATGAAATGGGCGCGGCATTGCCACTCACAGATGCGGAAACCGCCGCTAAGATTCTGCTCGGGGAGGCGGACTGACATGAGCACGTATACCGAGCGGGCGCGGGCGCTGCGCCCCTATATCATCAAAAGCGCAGCCAGTCTCACCGACGCCGACGCGAGTCTCGCGCCGGAGCTTTTCACCCGCCTGACCGGCTCTGGCAGCCTCGTCAAAGCCGGCACGCGCATCAACTGGGGCGGCACCATCAAGCGCGCCGCCTCCGACCTCTGGGACACGGCCCAGAACACCCCGGACGCCGCCCCGGCCCTCTGGGAGGACATCGCCTACAAACAGGGCTACAGGATCATCCCCGAGACCATCACTGCCGGCCTTGCATTCTCCAAAGGCGAAAAAGGCTGGTGGCAGGACGAGCTCTACGAATCCCTGCTCGCCGCCAACGTCTGGAACCCATCCGTTAACCCGGACGGGTGGAAGAAGATCACGGAAGAAGGTACATAGCCATGGACAGCAAGACCATCATCGTTACGCTCGTCACCGACCGCACGCAGGCGGATGTGGAGCGAGTGCGGGAGCTGGCGGCGAAGGGCTTTGCCGCCATGACCGCAGCCGAGCAGGCGGAATGGCTGGCCGGGATGAAGGGCGCGTACAACGCTTCCGATCTGAACCGCGTGGGAACAGCCCTGAACTATCTGGCGGGCCGCCTCGGCGCGATCTGCGGGAAGAGCATTACGTGGACGGCAAAAACCGATTGGGCCGTAACGGACATTATAACGGCATCACAGGCCGAGGCATACCGCAAGCAGGTGCAATCCATCCGGGACGCGCTTGCGTATCCTGCCGAAACGCCGGACGCGCCGCAGCTGGCCCGCCTGACCTACACCGGCGCGAATGATATCGAGCGCATTCTTGCGCTCTGCGAAGACTTAATCATCAACGTTGCAAAATCTTTTCGCCACACCGGCGCGGCGGAGTGCGCCGCAGGAGGATTACTCACATGAAAGATAGGCAGCCAACACAGGTTTTAGCCAACGGCGCGATCCGCTACGGCGTCTATAATGCCGACGGCACGCTCAACCACTACGAATACCTCAAGCGCGAGGACGCGCCCACCGTCGAGGGCACGCCTCTCAACAAGGCGAATCTGCTATCCGATACCACTGCCGCCAAGCTCTGGCCAAACGCCGCCACTCGCCCGGAAGACCCGACCGTGAACGACGCGCTCGGCAAGCTTTCGGAGGGTACGGCCAAAGTCGGCGACATCGCTATCACGTCCCGCACAGACCTGTCCGACGCATGGCTCCCGTGCGACGGGCGCACTGTATCGCAGGAGCAGTATCCAAAATTGTTTTCTGTGCTCAGAAGCTCTGCCGCGCCGCTTCCGTGGGCGTTGAAGACATCGAATATTCAGCCTGTAGCTGTGTGGTATCTAAATGGGGAATGGGTCGGCCTGTACGACAGAAAGTTCTGGATATCGCCCGATTTGGGGACGTGGACGCAGCAGGCAGATATGCCGACCGAACTCTTGCTGGTATCGGATGTGCAGTATGCAAACGGCACTTATTACGCTGTTTTTTCCGGAGACTCCACAGAGGTAAACGGAGTGTACACAACGCGTAGCCTTGATACGCCGTTTGCGCTATATGCAAGCGGCAGCCTGCCTGGAAGCTCTGGACTGAAGATGTTTATTACGCCAAACGTTCTGTATATCTACGTAGTAAGAGGCAAATACGGAGCCTATAACAATTACACGGGAAGACAAGTAAGTGCCAGCTACGTAAACCAAACAACAAAGGAAATAGTAAGCATCCCAGATTTTATCAGCGGAATTGTATTTTACGCCGAAGAAAAGGACTGCTTTTACAAGCTGAACTGTAGCACCAGCGACATACTGGAGACTTCAAAGGCAAAAACCCTGATCAACCCGACGTGGGAGGCAGTCAGCAGCGTAAACATCAAAGAATTAACTCCGTCCTTCAACCAGCCGTCGACGTACACCTATCACGCTTTGATGTCAGCTTACCATTGTGGGGCAAATATAATTGCTTTTTTTGCACTGGTGAACGCTGCTTTCTCTGGTGCGGGAACCACGATGTATAGCGGATATATGGTATACAGGTATTCTGCGGACTACGGTGCAACATGGGAAAACGGGAAGGTAGTTTCCTACAAAACCGATAGTTACTCGCTCGACAACTATACGAACGGCAAATACGAAAACGGGCTTTTAGTGCTTTCGGAAACCGCAAGCGAATCTGAAAGTGCTGATCGAGCGGAAAAGATCATTGCAATCAGCGCTCCAGCATCCGGCCCGGTATATGGAGACGTACTGGGGAGCAGCGTCGACAGTATTGCACTATCGCCGGACGGGGAGGCGGCATACATATCATCGAATGGGCTGGCGTACTGCGATTATAGCGCGGCGGGAAAAGAAATCCCTACCATCGGGACGGATACAAGAAGCAATGCTTACATCAAGGCGCTGGAGGAATAGCCATGCGGGATAGAATCGGCACAAACGATCTCGCAAACGGGGCCGTCCGCTACGGGGTGTATGACGCGGCGGGAAGCCTTCTGCGGTATGAATGGCTTCGCCCGGAGGAAGAGCCGCTGGAAGCCGGAACGCCGCTCACGGCTGGGAACCTGCTGACGGCACAGAGCGCCGCAAAGATCTGGCGAGCGGGCGACGCACCGGCGAACCCGATGGTAAATGAGGCATTCGGGAAGCTGTCGGAGCCGAATTATCACGTCGGCGATATCCTCACGACCGTCCGCGTCCTATCCGCCCCGTGGCACGCCTGCGACGGCTCGACCTTCGACCAGATAGCCTACCCGGCCCTCTACGCAGCCCTCGGCGGCACGACGCTGCCGACGATCAGCTATTCCAGCGATACCACCACCTACATCAAAATGGCGGACGATTAGCCCGGCAAATAAAAGAGAAAGGTACAGAAAAATGGACACCAAAACCATCATCGTCACCCTCGCCTGCGCCGCTCTTGGCTCATCCGCGCTGACGGCGGTAGTCAATGCCATCGTCAGCGCGGTTCAGAAAAAGCGCGGCAAGGCCACAACGCAGGAGGCGCACCTTGCAGAGATCGACAAAAAGCTCGGGAAAATGCAGGAGCATCAGGACGAGCAGTATCTGGCAATCCTCCGGCTGACCATCATGTCGGAAGAAATGCCAATGGCAGAGCGCCTGATCGCCGGGCAGAAATACGTCAAGCTGGGCGGGAACGGCGACGTGAAAAAATTCCTGCACCAGCTGGAGGCGCAATGCGGACATAGCAATGGAGTTTAGCAAGAAATGGCTGATTTGCAGCGCGCTTGTCAGCCTCGCACTCATCATCGCCTGCGCGGCAGGCGCAGACCTGACGGAGATCACGCTTGCGGTGCTGGCTGAAACGACGGCTTCCAGCGGGTTTTATCTCTGGAAGGCCAAGAACGAGAACCGCGCGAAGTACGCGCAGAAGTACATGGATAAATGGGCTGAAAAATACGGCCCGGAAGCGGCAGCACGCATCGCAGAGATCGTGCTGAAAGATTGAAAGGAGCATACATATGGACTACACACAGATCATCTCGGCAGTGATCGCGCTCATCAGCGCGCTCGTTTCGGCGTTTCTGATCCCGTGGCTCAAAACCAAGATCGACGCCAACAAACTGCAAACCATCAAAACATACGTCGAGATCGGCGTCAAGGCGGCGGAGCAGCTCTACGCGGCAACGGACGGCGAGGAAAAGAAAGCCTATGTGATCAATTTTCTGGCCGAACACGGAATCCGGTTCGACGTATCTACAATCGATCAGCTGATCGAGGCCGCCGTGCTGCAGCTGCATCACGAGTTGTACGGGAGTGAGCGGGCATGAGTATCAAGATCGGACAGGCCAGTCTTGGAGAGACAGGCGGCCACGGGCAGCAGCCCGGAAACCAGACCGGGCGGGAGCTGAATATCTCCAACTGGTACAATGGCCGCTGGCTCGGCGTACTGCGCTACAAGAGCCGCAAAAAGGCCGAGCGGGCCGCGCAGACGTGCGAGGCGGCCATTAAGAACCGGAACATCGGCTACGACATGGCCGGCCGGAACACGGCATACGAGGCCGCCAAGGCCGTCCGGTGGGACGTGAGCAAGATTGAAGAGCCAGTGGAGACGGATTGCTCCGCGCTCATGACGCTCTGCGCCGTGGCCGCAGGCTGCGAGGCCGTCGCCGCACTCTACAAAAAGCAGGGGAATTCATGCACCACCTACTGTATGCTGCACGACTGGCCAGAGACGGGCGATTTCGAGCTGCTGACCGGAAGCAAGTATCTGACGACGGACGCCAATCTCCTGCGCGGCGACGTACTGGTAAGCGAGGGCCATACCGTGATGGCCCTCGAAGATGGAAAAAATGCAGAGGAGGAAACTGAGATGGTAGAAAAGAGCAAAATCATCGTGGACGGCAAGGAAGTCGCCGTTGAGCGCATCCTGAAAGACGGCACGAACTACGTCAAGGTGCGCGATCTGGCCGCCGCGCTGGATCTCGAAGTCAGCAACAAGGGCAATATCGCCGTGCTGAATCACAAGGAAAAGTAAGGAGGCGGGGCCTATGTCGCCGCAGGCGCGGGCCAAGCTGCCGCCAGAGCTGGGCCGCCTGACCCGCAAGGATATGGAGGCCGTGATCTATCAGGCCAATCTTGGCCGGGAAAATGAGAAGATCGCGCAGCTCTATTTTGTGGATAAGCTTCCCCAGGTAGATGTTGCAACAGAGCTGTTTCTGGGCCGCGCCACGGTCCAGCGCCGCCTGCCGGAGATCATGCGGGAGATGCAGCGGACATCCAGCAAACTGTATAACTGAGATAAGCGCCGAGAAATCGGCGCTTATTTTTTGAAAAAACTATTGACATATACGGTATTACGGTATATAATAGGTGCATAAGATGAAGCAAAACAAAACCAACTACGGAGGGTACAGCGATGGCAAAGGCGAAGATCACTTGCAAATGCGAAATCTGCGGAGGCACGTTCGAACACGTCCGCACTTGCGTAAACCGCAGCGACGCAGATTCCTATGCAGAATGGGCTGCGGAACACGTTACTGTTTGCCCGTCCTGCTATGCCGCAGCAAAAAAGGCAGAGGCGGCGTCTAAACTGAATGCGTACATTGCCGAGAACTTCGGTGCCGAGCATCCGCTTCCCAAGATCACCGGTGTCTCTGAAAAACAGATCGCCTATGCAGAGTCCCTGCGCACCAAGTTCATCTCTTCCGATCTTTCCGGCTGCAACGTAAAGCTGTCCCGATTCTTCGCGGTGGAAGATAAAACCCGGCTCGAAAACATGAGTGAAGAGGGCCGCGCCGCAGCGGAAAAGCAGGCAGAAGCGGAAGGGCTATCCGTTGAAGCGTGGTTCGCGAAAAACCGTCCGGCAATCGTAGCGCGCACTTCCAAAATTAGCTTCGTCGATATCGTGAAGAAGATTGAAGTGATCGTAAATGAATCCAACGCATCGAAAATCATCGACGCACTGCGCTGAGAAGGAGGATCTTACAATGGAAAGCGTAAAAGAAATCACAAGAATCATGGATGCCGGGCGCGACGCAGGCCGCGCACAGGAACCGATGCGGTTTTCGACGCAGGAAGAACGCAACGCATGGTATGAGAAACAAACGGAAATCCTGGCGAAGGTTATGGCTCCAGTAGGAGACGAACCTTACGATAAGAACTTACAAGGGCATAAGATCGCGGACCGTTTCGCGGATATCCATACATTCGAAATCTACAGGCTTACCAATATCCGATACATTATCGGAGACTTCGAAACGTATGAAGAGTACGCGGCCAACTGCCGGGCGGAAATAGAAGCATGGTTTGATAAGCTGCAAGCAGATTTAGAGGAGGAATAAAAAATGATTGCACATCTTTACCGCATCCATTCTGATTTCCGGAACGTTCCGGACAAAATCATCATTAAGGCGAAGGCGAAGGAAAACTTCCCCGGTACTTGGCTCCACGCCGAAGTTGAACTTCCGGATTTTCTCCGGGTGGCCGAAACCGAAGCCGGTGACGGATTCCTGTTCACGCAGGATGAAACTATTATGAACGTTTATATCGAAGATGCGGAGCGCTTGGACGGTGACGCAATTAAGGGAACGGTGAGCATCCGCAGCGCAAGCGGACGTATGCTTGCGAAGTGCGTCGCCATGTGGCGATGAGAACAGGGGGTGAATCATGCCGAGTGAGGCCCAAAAGCGCGCCCGCGACAAGTGGGACGCCACAAACATGACGCTGGTAAGCTGCAAGATGCGGCGCGACCTTGCTGACGATTTTAAGTCTGCCGCAAAAGCAAACGGCACAACGCCCAGCGCCTTGATCCGTGGGTGGATCGACGGATATATGCAGCAAAACAAGCCCGTGGAGCAATCCGCAGGCAATTTTGAACCAAATTGATACACAACTGAGGCACAAGAAGCCGCAAAAAGGCCCATACTGAACACATCAAAGGAGTGTTCGGTATGGGCTTTTCTTATTTTAATCCAAACCCCGCCGGGCTGAAAGTCGGGGACTGCACCGTCCGGGCCATCGCAAAGGCGACCGGGAAGAGCTGGGACGAGGTGTATATCGGATTGTGCCTGCAAGGACTCATCATGGGAGATCTGCCGAGCGCAAACAGCGTATGGAGCGCTTACCTCCGGCAGCAGGGCTTTACCCGGAACGTAATCCCGAACACGTGCCCGGACTGCTATACCGTCGCGGATTTCTGCGCAGATCATCCGCGCGGCGTGTATGTGCTGGCGTTATCAAGCCACGTTGTGTGCATGGAGGATGGGACGTATTTTGACACGTGGGATTCTGGGAGTGAAATTCCACTGTTTTATTGGGCAAAGGAGGAAACATGATGTTTGGACAACAGCCGTATGTGTATCAGCAGCCGATTTACAATCAGCCGCCCATGCCGCAGATGCAGGAGCCGCAGATGCAGATGTGTCCGCAGTATCAGCCCGCGCCGCAGATGCCGGCTTACCAACCGCAGCCCCAGCAGCCGCAGAATCAGTCGATCATCTGGGTTCCGAACGAGCAGGCGGCGAACGACTTTATTGTCGCGCCTAACAACGCCGTTACGCTCTGGGATATGAATGCGCCTGTCGTGTACGTGAAAAAGGCTGACGCGAGCGGGAAACCGGCCATGACGACCTACGACCTTGTAGAGCGTGCGCAGGCCGCGCCAGCGCCCGCAGCGCCGCGAAAAGACATGAGCAAAGAATATGTGACCCGCAGGGAGTTTGAGGAGCTTGTGGCGAAGCTGTCCGCCCCAAGCGTCAGACCGCGAAAGATGAAGGAGGCGGATAATGAACCCACTGTTTAACGCCCTCGGCGGCGGACAGCTGCCCGGCCCGATGGGGCAGTTCCAAAACATGATACAGCAGTTCCGGCAATTCCAGAACAGCTTTCAGGGGGATCCAAAAGCAGAGGTCGAAAAGCTGGTACGAAGCGGGAAAATCTCGCAGCAGCAGTTGAATCAGCTGCAGCAGGTGGCGGGGCAATTCCGGCAACTGCTGCAATAGTTCGGGAATTCCGAACAGTTGAACGATCAAAATCGTGGCCACGATTGAGATAAATCTTTTGAATCTACGAAAGGAATGAAAAATATGAGTTTGAATGACGGCTCCCCGACCATGACAATGCCCGTCGCGCCTACCGGCATGACAGGTGGCGGCTGGGGCGGCTTCGGCGGTGATAATGGCTGGTGGATCATCATCCTGTTCCTTGCCATTTTCTGCGGCTGGGGCGGCAATGGAAACGGATTCGGCAACAACGGCAGAAATTCCGGCGGCGTTGTAGACGGCTATGTGCTGGCCTCTGACTTCTCCAACATCGAGCGCAAGCTTGACAGCGTAAACAACGGTGTCTGTGATGGCTTCTACGCCATGAACACTGGCATGCTCAACGGCTTCGCGAATGTAACGCAGGCCGTGACCAGCGGCTTCTCGCAGGCTGAGCTTTCCCGCTGCAACCAGCAGGCCGCGCTTATGCAGCAGTTGTTCCAGATGCAGATGCAGTCGCAGAATTGCTGCTGCGAAAACCGTGCGGCAATTGCTCAGGTTCGCTACGACATGGCGACGCAGGCGTGCGACACCCGCAACACCGTGCAGAACACCACGCGCGACATCATCGACGCGATGAACTGCGGCTTCCGCAGCATCGACCAGCGTCTGACGGCGCAGGAGCTGGCTGCAAAGGATGCCAAGATCGCCGAGCAGGCGCAGCAGCTCTTCGTTTCGAACCTCGCGGCAAGCCAGAACGCACAGACGCTCGATCTGCGTAACTACGTGAGCGGGCAGCTTGCATATTATAACCCGCGTCCGGTTCCGTCCTTCGCGGTCCCGGCCCCGTACCAGTACGCAGGATGCAACGGCTATAACGGCGGATACAACTACGGCTGCGGCGGCTGCGCGGCGTAACAACTCCATACCGTAGAGCTTTTTCGTGGCCTCACGAAAATGATCGGCCCCCATTGCCGATACTCGATAGCAACGCGGCGGGGCAATCGTCCCGCCGCTGTATTTTTATGAAAGGAATGATTTTATGGCTGAATTTACATCATCCGGGATTCAAACTGTCGCCGCTGGGCAGAACGTCCCGCTGATCTCCACGGCGGCTTGCGGAAAGCCGTGCATCGTACATCGCGAAGGAAGCGGGCTCGTTACGCTGCGCGGGCTTACGCAGCAATGCAAGGCAAAGTTCCGCGTATCCTTTGGCGCGAATATCGCTATCCCTACAGGCGGAACAGTAGGCACCATTACCGCTGCGCTTGCAATCAACGGCGAACCTCTGAGCAGCGCCACAGCGGCCGTAACCCCTGCGGCTGTTGAGAACTATTTCAACATCTTCGTTTCCACATTCGTGGAAGTCCCGCGCGGCTGCTGCCTGACTGTAGCGGCGAAGAACACCAGCGCGCAGGCGATCAGTTTCGCAAATAGCAATATGATCGTCGAGCGCGTAGCATGAAAGGAGGAAGCGATATGTATGATCTGAGGAATCTCCGCGAAATGCTCTGCAGAGAGCTTGATGAAATCGCCGACAAGCGCGAAATGTCTGCGGGCGATCTGGACGCGATCCAGAAGCTTACCAGCTCCATCAAGAATACCTACAAGATCGAGATGGCTGAAGACGGCGGCTATTCCCGCGACGGCGAGTGGGAGGCGGATATGCGCGGCACGTATGGCCGGGGCAGCTCTTACCGTGGCCGCCGCCGCGACGCAATGGGCCGCTACAGCCGCACAGACGCCCGCGAGCATATGCGCGCGCAGCTGGACGATATGATGCGCGACGCGGACGACGATAAAACCCGTGACGCGATCCGCCGCTGCATGGAGCAGATCGAGCGGGCATAAGGAGGCGCGATATGCTGGATAAAGCCGAGATCCGCAAGGAGATAGCGCGGCTGGAATATGAGGAATCCAGCTATCACAATTACGCCATGCTGGCGGATCTGTACGTGATCCGCCAGCAGATGCAGAAGGATGAGCAGGGGAGCCGGGGCACACGCTTGCACGCCTATTCCGGCGACTCTGCCCCCATAGTGCAGACGGAAGCCCCGCAGGCATCGGCCCCGCAGACAGTAGGCAGCTATGGCGACAGCGACTTTTTACGAGCCATAGAGGGAAAGAAACCGTCCACCGTTTGGCCGATCATGGACGAGCTGATGGACACGCTTGCGGTCGTCAACGCGAGAGTGTACAATTCTGTTATGCAAAAAATAAAAAGGGGAGAGAGCCGCTAATCCGCCGAGGGCAAACAAAACAAAAACGAGGAGGCCGCGGCCTCCTCGTTTGCAATTCAAGGGTTGTTGCACGAAATAGAATCCTTGTTTTCGCGCCGGATAATGCGGACGATCGCGATGCCGCCAAAGATCACTGCCGCTGCAATCAGGGCGATAAAGGCCCACGCGAGCGCGGACAGCGAGCCGCCCTGAATGAGTCCGGCGTTTTTGATCTGTGCGTCGATGACAAGGTAAGCGATCAGAGACATAGCCAGCAGGGCCGAGATAAACAGAAGAATGTAGGCGATTGAGTGAACAGAGCATATCTGTGCCCGCAGAGCTTCGTTTGAGGCACGCAGCCTCGCGTTCTCGATCTCCAAATCGCGATTACGGTCTAAAAGTTTCCGCGGGATCTCCGCCGCGGGGGCGGGTGCACGCAGACCGTACATCTCATCTATGGAAAGGCCAAAGAAACGGCAGAGAGCAATGCAATCGTTCAGTTTCAATTCGACTTTGCCGCTTGAAAGCAGCTTTATCACAGCCGTTTTTGAAACGCCAGCATTTTCGACGACCTGATCGATGGTCAACCCGGACTTTTTCTTTTCTTCCCGTATTCGTTCGCGGAAAGCCTCGGAAAACAAAGCGGAATCTTCAATTGTCAAAATAATGCGCCTCCAACAATCATTTTTTTCGTCAGCAGAAAAGTTTTTTTAAAATAGAGCCCGTTTTCCACGTTTTTTTCAAAAATGAAAATATATTTTCGTGGGAATTCTCAAAAATGAAGAACAGTTTTAGCGAAAATTTCCAAAATGGACATACACTTTTCTATTTTGTGTATGGACATTTAACGCCCTGTTCTGCTACGCTGGAGACGTAGCAGATAGATGGCTAACGCGGTATCTGCTGCAAGGCCCCATCGTATGTGTAAGATACGATGGGGCCGATCAAACGAAATATTATATCAGAATATCAGTCCCATAAACGGTACACCAACGGCCTTCTGAGCGAAGAAAATAACACAAACAGTTTGTTTATAATGCCAAGTTGATTTTTAGAACAATCGTTCTATAATTGTTGACAAGGAGGAAAAACATGGAGTGCATCAACATCCGGGTAAACAATGGGCGGGTAGACGTGACGGTCGACGGCGCGAAGCTGACGGACGTGCACAGCGTCAGCGTGGATTACATCAAGGGCGTGCCGCTACTCTTCGCCTGCGTCGCCGACGTAGGCGAGGAACGGGACGAACGCCGGGGGCCGCGTGTGCTGAATTAAGAAAGGATGGAATATCTATGTGGTTAAAAATTGCTGAAATTGCGTTGCTTGCTGCACTTGCCGCAGATCTCTTATTGCTTCTGATACTGTGCGCAAAGGAGAAAGCGGCGGAAAAAGAAATAAAAGAAATGCTTGGGGAAGAGGGATTCCAACAGTATATCTTGGAGATCGAGCAGGAAAAGAAAATTAAAAGAAAGAAAAAACGCCCGTAAGATACTAGGAAACGGCGATCAATGGAATCTATTACATATCATAGTACAACCTACAGGAAATAACAATCGGAATAATCAACGAAAAACAGCAAGATATTTTGTGAGGAATCGAGGCGCGTATGGAAAAGACACGGAAAAGAATCGACTTATTACTAAACGAAGCAACACTGGAACAGCTCTGCGTGATCCTGCAAATTATTCTGGGAATCTTAAAATAAGCGCCGAAGCGAGTTGTTCGCTTCGGCGCTTGTTGGTATCTACAATTACGTGGGCTACATTCATGGGTTCCAATACAAACCTTATCGAGGGTACAGTAATCCTCGCAGCCGCAGTGGTTGTTGCACTGGCTCACGTGGCACTCGATTGCGTGGTTGGCCTTTTCGTTTGCAAAGCTCATACAAAACTTCCTCCTTTTTTAAGGTACGGACTTAGTATGTGCGCAAACGGCCTGTTCATGCTGGAAAATTTTTTATCTGCGGCCACCGCCGAACCCGCCTCGACCTCCTCCGAAACCTCCGCGGCCTCCGCCAAAGCCGCCTCGGCTGCCGCCGCCGGGTCTGGGGCCGCCGCCGAAACCGCCGGGTCTGGGGCCAGGCCCCGGGCCGGGGCCGTGGTGGTGATGATGGTTCGAGAACAGTGAGCCCAAAAACAGGCCCGACCAGAAGCCTCCGCCTCCGCCGCCTCTGCGGCCGGAGCCGAAAATGGCCTTGATGATCCAGAAAATGACCAGAATCGTGATAATTGTACCGATCATGCTTTTCCTCCTGCCACGTCCGGTGTCCTGCGCGGGCGTATACTCCATATCCGCGGCACCGTTCAGACTGGTCTGGCACCAGTTGTACAAATCTTTGTACATATCACTCGCCGCGTCGTCTGCATCGCCGTCCAGAATGGCGGCAAAGCCGTCCTGAAAGATCGACTCCAGCTTGCTGTCGGTATAATCCGCGACATACGAGCCAGTCGTCACGTACCACTGCTCTGTGCTGGTATCAATGGCAAAGAGCATATCATACTCGCTCAGTCCCATTGAATCAAACGCGCTGTTCGTGCAGCTTTCCAGCGTTTTTCCGCCGGTGCCGTCCGTCGTCAGAATGGCGATATGGCTGCCGGTTTTGCGGTAGATCTTGTCGTTATAGTCCCGAATGGCTTTTTCGCCGCTGCGCGTAAACAGTCCTGCGTCGTCGCGGATATACTTGTCGGAGATCGTCTCGTCTCCCGCTGTATTGGATGTCTGCTCTTCCGCAGGCGTCTGGGAGATAGTCTGCTCCGGCACGGCTGTCTGCGCTGTCTCAGCCGGTTTGTCACTTTTGAGCACCGGGGACAGCCCGATGAAGAGCGCCGCGGCGATCATCACGATTGTAAAGACGACCGCAACGCCCGGTTTCTGAAAGAATTTCAT